TCATGCTCCAGTCCAAATACGCTCGTACGCTTTTTTTCGCAATGTAATCGATTTGTTTATGAATGGGATCGGCAGCTTGACGGAATATTGGGCGGTAATGCCGACAAACCGACTGCCCGTGCTCGCCAACCCGGGCAAGACGACTTCGGAAACGACCAGTCTTTCTTTTTTCAGGACCTCCTCGTCAGCGTAATGCATAACGGCTTCTTTGAAGGCGGCGCGAACAAGCGGATCGATATGGTCTCGAACGAATTGATCGAGCTCCTCCTTTGCCATATGCTCGGCTTGCTCCCGCTTTTGCTGCTCCCACTGGACCCATCCTACCAGCGCATCCGGTATGAAGGCTTCGTAGTCTTCCACCCACTGCTCGCCCTGGACGAGCTTGTCGCGGGCCGTACGGATTTTCGCGAGCCACTCGTCCGCCACGACACCGACTCTGCTCTGCGAATACGCTTGAAGCGCTTCCTCGGCCATCAGCCCGACCGGGTAGGCATTGGCCGCCATTTGCTTGACCGTTTCCGAGACGGCGTTTTGCAGCGCCATATCCGCTATCGTCAGCTTGACCAAGCAAATAAGCGCCAACACGAATGCAAGGAAAAATGGAAGCGCGAGCGTCGCTTCCAAGCTGACGCTTCCCCGCTCGTCTCGAGCGAATTTCAACTTCCGACTAACGTCAACTCCCCCTCTCCACTCCATGGCAATGGCGGGCATCGATTTTCTCAGTATGACAAAGAGGCCGTTTTCGATACGTTCGCCCGATTGCCTTCGACCGGGTAGCCGAATGCGGCCAGCGTGTACGGGATAAACCATAGACGCACCTGCGTTTCGGTCCGCGCCTGCATGTAGACGGCGGTTTCTCTCAGGTCCCTTCCTGTATTCAAATCGATCAAGCTCTGCATGCGGGCCGTCATCGGCCCGGACTTCGTATGGAGCAGCAAAAATAGCCGCAAATAGTCTTTATAATTCATCGTCAGCGTATCCGGCGCTTTGGTCGAGATCGGCACTTCCTCCCCGTTGACGAGCTTCGTCATATCCGCGAACGCTTTGGCAGCACCTTCCGCCAGCGACCACAAGAGCAAGACGACCGGATTGCCCGCCGACGCCAATTTCGCTTCGGGTGACATGAGCGCTTCTGCCGTTCGAACGGCCAAGCGGATCGCATACATTTCCCCATAAGCCGCGGATTGATTTTTCAAGCAAGAATTAAGCCCGTACAGCAAATATTCCGCCTCCTGCCCTTGAAGGTCGTGGCCGCCCCGTTCCGAGCCTTCGTAGTCCGGCTTCAATTGGCCATCGGGTCCCGTCTCTTTTCCGTACGTCCGATAATTGAACTTGGTCAAGGCGTACTCGTTAAAATACAGCTCGTTGCGAAACTGTCCGGCTGCGGAGGCAATGCCTTCGAGAAGCTTGTCGATCATGCCGGTCGTGCGCTTCAAAGCTGCATCCGCATCCCCCATCTCCGGGACGGAGGAAGCCGCTTCGACAGCCAGACGGTTGTAATCCGCGTATTTCCGGTAAAGCGATATTGTGCCGGAGGCAGAATCCCCGACTTCAAGCAGCCTGTAGGCTTCCGACGAGCCCTCTCCGCATTCCGCCCAAATTTTGCGCGCCTGATCCCAAATATTACTAAATCGATTGCGTTCCTCCTTTTTTCTCCTCGCGATATTTTGTTCGTCCGCGGACCGTTTCACCTCCTCCAGACGCTGTTCGCCGGCGAATTGAGCGGCTCTTTGCGCATACGCATCGTTGGAGGCCGTCAACGACGCCATACGGACCGAATCGAATTTGTTATCGCCCGTGAATAACGTCGTCGCGGCAATAGCCGTTTCGAACCCGTTAAAAAGCGCGCCGATACCGCCGATGCCGGTTTTGTATTTCATGTAGTACGAATCCGGCATGACGGCGGCGTCTAATGCATCCGGAGCAATATTGGAGTCCGCCGGAAGCGAACCGATTTCCTCCCGGATACGGTCATCCAACGCTTTTGCGCGGTCCAGCATCTCCATGACGCTTTGCGTCATTGCGGTCGTCGCCGCTTGGTCCCGTGCCGCCTCCAGCTTCGTCGTATTCATAAGCAGCGTGTATTCGGCAATGTATTGCAATATTTTGTCCAGCTCCGCGATTTGCCGGTTCAGCTCGCTCCAGCTTTGCTCCAGCTGGACGATCGATTGCTGGATGGCGGCGATTTGTTCCGCCGCTTGGACACCGGCCCGGAGCAGATTCGCCAAGCCCGCCTGCCTTTCGGCAATCGCGCTTCTGAGCGAATCGGCCTGGCCTCTGAGCGATGAGATGGAGCGAGTAAGCTCCTCGGCGTTCCTCAGTCCGATCAATTGGCACAACTCGTTCAGCCGCCCCAGCTTCTTGGCATAATAGCTCCGGAAAATCGAAGCCTTTTCGACCATCTGTTGCGAAGTCGTCCATGCCGTATCCAATATCTCGTCCCTTTCCGACATGAGACGCTCTATATGTTCCGCCTGGACCGTGAACCGGGAGACACCCGACAGCATGGAAGCCGTGCCTGAACGTTTGGTCAGCTTGTCGGTGACGCTCAAGGCAAATTCCAACGGTGCGCGGTATTTCATTTCCTCCAGAATCTGACGTTGAAAAACGGATTGGTTACCGAGCGTATACACCGGCTTGAGCGATTCCGATACGGGACTCGGCTCGATCAGACTGAAAGCGCCGTTCCCGCTCGAGCCAAGGTTTTCTTTAAATACCCGCGAGAAAAGCTCGGCGCTCGCTTCGGGGCTGTTGCCGACTCCGAATAAACCGTATCCGCGCAAAGTCGGATCGTACGCGGATAAAACGGAACGGAGCGCCGCTTTCGTCGCCGTCTCTGCCTGGCGTTCCCCCATTTTGACTCTGGCCGCGTCGATCAGTGTCGCGTGAAAGGTGAACAGCGGCGCGATCAACAGCACAAGCGCAACGGAAACCGATCCCGCCCTTGACTTCCACATAGCGGCCCCCCTCCTTCAAATCGCTTATTGATGAATGACGACAATAATGCCCTGCTTCTCCAAATAAGTGCGGAGAGGCTTGGAAGGACCGATTTTCCCGTCCTTTTCCTTCCGGAAGAAATGTATGATTATTTGCTATTAAGTGACAATGATATTCAAAGATACTCAAAACCTAGTTACATCAAGCTCTCTGATGATTTTCAGATATTCATTGATGTTCAATGTTTTCCGATGTTTTTCAGTGTTAGTGTGGGTAAACTGTGGGAAGCCCCGCCAGAGTAAAGCTGGTCGGGGCACTTTAACATATCGGATGATTATCCTCCCCACGAAATAGAAAAACCTCCCAGCACAATCACAATCGGGAGGTTTTCTATACTTACTGTGCAGAGTTGACTTTCATTATATCCAAAAAAGGCACCTTGGTGACCGCTCCATGCCTTTCAACATGTACCACTCTCGTACGGGCTACCAGGTCCACGATCCGGCCGACAACCGGATCAGATTCTCCCCAAACGGATAAGGAGACAAGCATTTCCTCGTTCTTGGCTTCGGTGAGTTGGTTGCCCAATTCTTCCAACTCGAATTCATCCCGCGTCGGACGCTTTGCCTTATGCTTTGCCATATATTTGTCCATCTCGCTTTCTTCATTGTGTTGAACGATCTGAACCCTATGCTCCGGCAGCATCATCCTTGACGACTCCCACATGCCGTTCCCTGTCAGCTTTTTCAATCGAACCAGCCCGCTGTGCTATAAGCTGACTTAGGCGGTTCAACCGTTCGAGGCTTTTCTAGTTCGGGATCTCCCGGGATCAAAATGCGCATCTTCCCTTCCGCGATCTCGACATATCCGGCAGTTCGCAGCTCCTTGATCGCCTCACGGACGCGATCGACCGAACGCTGGGAAAAATGGCTCACCCGGTCGATATCCGGCCGCACCCATTGTTGCTGATACAGGTGATAAAGCACCCGCAGGATTTTACGTTGGGTATCCTCCAGCATCAGACCGCCCTCCGATCCGGCTCCACGGCCAGTATGCCGTCCAGACGAAACGTGCGGGGCGCATTGCTATCGTGGCAATAGGCTTTAACATACTTTGGTCCCACAGCCCGAATCTGCACCCGCCGCTTGGTAAACTTGTCTCCCGATCCTTGATAAATGATGACGATGGTTTGGCCGATGTACTTTTTCAAATTCATCTGATCGCCTCCATTGTACGAACAAAATGAGAACAATTGTTCTTATTATATGCGAACAAATAAGAATTATACAACGGTTAAAAACAGGAAAAAAAGGAGCAATGAGGTTAGCCCTCTCGCTCCTTTTCTTTTCACGGCACTCATCGCAACGAAATGATTTTTATATCGCCTTTCGCGTATGCATCGATGAAGCGCATGTATTCCTCATGTGCCAGTAAGCACACAGGAATCAGCATATTACCCTCCCGGATATAATCACACATTCCAGACCGGCGCAGCTTACTGGGCCGACTCCTCATTTCCCCCATCCTCCTTCACGTATTCGATTAATTCGCTAATATCTTCAAGTTCCAGCGCGATCATGATCTTGTTCAAATTCTCGGGCGACCACGCCTTTGATTCGTTTTTTTCCATGTCCAAAATCGTAGGGTAACGAATCCCCGTCATCTTAGACAACTGATTTGCACTTAACCGCTTTTCGTATAATAACGAATCCAACTTGAGCCGCATCATCTTAACCACCTCACCTATAATATATACGATATTCGAAACAATATCAACGATAATAGTTATTTATGTTACGAAATTCGTTGTCAATATAACGTATTTCGTATATAATTAGAAATGTAGAGAGGAGGTGAACAACAAATATGGAGCGCGAAACAATGAGAATCATTGAAAAGTTGGAAAAGCGAGAACATCTGGTCCGCTACCAACAAAACCGCCGAGCGCTCGGCCGAATTACCAAAGCCGAGTGTGAAACCGAAATAGCCCAAATCGACGAACGATTCGGGCTGACAGAGAAAGAGCGGCTTGCCTACGAGCTGTATATGAAAATACAGGTCGAGAAGCAACGCCGCCGCAACAAGAAGTAATTTAATTGGAGGGGAGATTAGGGCCTCCCCTCCTCCCAATCTTAACATAATCAATTTTATAAATAAACGGCTGGAGGAGGTTGTCGCTTGCCAGGAGACGGGATGTGTTATATGGGATTGTTCCGCAGTAGAATGGACCCGATCGCGATGCGCGAGCTATACGTCCAGCAGGCTGGCGAGATACTGGCCGACGAGGATCGTCCGGACGCGCAGCTGATCGGCGAGCTGCGGTCGCTGCATACGGCTTATTGTGTTGTATATGACGAGTGGTTTGGATTTACTGATCGACGGTAAATAATTAAGACCCCCGTAGCTATTACGGGGGTTGCTACTATGTGCTTATGTTCAGTCCGTGGTGCCCTCGTTATCATTAGCACCTTCGCCTACCTTGTTGTCTAACGCTCCTCCTACGATGCCACCCACAACTGTGCCAATAGGACCCAGAGCAGAACCCACGGCAGCGCCGACGACACCACCACCCACGGTTCCTACAGCTTCTCCAGTGTCAACCCCGGCCGTATCGTTCGTGTTACGGTCATAGCCATCATTTCGATTGCGGTCGTTTTTTTTAGCCACTCATCTCACCCCCTTATCTTGTTAATAAACGTAGTTACTTTGCAAAAATATCTTGCCCTAACCGTTCTGAAAATACAGCCCCTGTGTTTGTCACATGTGGTAGGCACCTGTCATACCATGGGAGAAGTGTTTTATCACATATGACAAAGGAGCAACCAATTTCATGAACAGACCGATGTATTATGCCTATCCTCAAACTTACGCACTTAATCCTAATCAGTTGCATTATCGAAGTGAAGATGTGCAGCGTAAAGAAGAGCCGGTACTGCCGAAAAATGTTATGTATACGACATCAGTGGAACCAAAATTTATTGAGCATTTAACACAACACAAAGGGCTGATGGTTTCCATAACGACAACTGTTGGAAAATTGGTGGGCACTCTGGACGAAGTTTTCATTGATCATGTAGCTCTTGTAGTTCAAGGAAAGAAGCACCATATTCGGATATGCGAAATCGTTTATTTTGAAAAAGCTGAATCTAAATAATAGTTATACAATCCGGGCTTTTCTCCGGCGTTTCAAGGATTGAAGAATCGGGGAGGAACAAAGACCAAGCTCTCGGAATAGTATAGGTTTGGGTCCCTGCGATGGATACAGTTGTGCTAGTCAGTCATTTGACTGGTTCTTTTTTTACCGTAAATAAAAAAGATCGAGGAGAGGAAGTTCCTCGACCAATATCGCTTGGAGGGGCTCCCGACAACTCCTCGCGGCATATAGAACAGCAAGGAATGAGGGTCATGTTTATGCCGGTAGAGTGAAACCCCGTAGCCTCCGGCGCAGCATGACCTCCCTCCCCGCTGTATTTGTTATTGTATGTAAGCACACGGAGGCTTGATTGGGCTTGGACGCCCCCATTTTCTTATACAAAAATCCCCAGCCAGCCGAAGCCAGCGGGGGATACTCATTAATTACTGCTATATTCATTTACCTCAAACGTTTCGATCTTACTGAATGCAATGTAATCCTTACGGGTGATCAAGTTCGCCAGATTAAAGTTCTTGCTGATCGTGTACACTTCCGGACCTGTGCCGGCTGCCCGGCCGTTGTACCAAGCAAGGTATGCGCTCAGCTCGGAGGCGGAAAGATTGTATTCCTTTTCAAGCCCGCTGACCAAGGTGATAACGAGTAACACACGATTAGATGCTGTCGGTGCCTGTGGCGTTGCTGAATCTTCGTTCGAATTGCCGCTTTCTCCGCCCGCACTGACCGCTGTGACGACATAGTAATAGGTCGTGCCATTAACAACTGTTGTGTCGGTGTAAGTCGTACCGTATACGTTCGATGCGACGGTCGTGTATGGGCCTCCCGGAGTTGTGGAGCGTTTCACGTTATAGCCAGTCGCTCCAGTGACTGCCGACCAGTTCAGTGTGACTTGGGCGTTTCCACCGACTGCGGTTAAATTAGTTGGTGCATTTACGACTGGTATTTGAACTGAGTATACTTCAACAGAATTAAGCGAAGTGGTTGCATTACCACCTCCTATTGCATACATGTTATTGCCTATTACTGCAGCCGTAAATGCATATCGAGCTACATTTAGTCCACTAATAGAAGTTAGCGTATCACTTAGTGGATCATATTCTTCCACTGAATTCATTACGTTCAAGGAATTGTCTGCGCCTCCAATAAAGTAAGCCTTATTATTATACGTCAATACTTGTGCATATTGCTTCGGAGTCGTTGAAACCCCACTTGTTTCCCACGTATCATTTACTGGATCGTATATGTCTATTCTTCCTATCAATCCGGGTGTTGACTTCTGCCCTCCAAAGAGATATATCTTTTCGCCGATTACTGTTGCACTGAGGTTAAGCCTACCTACAGGCATTGTACTTTGTTTTTGAACCAAAATATTCGCTATAGGATCGTACTCAAATATTTTTGAAGATTGTACACCTGGATCCCGCCCACCGAAAATGTATATCTTATTATTAAACGTTACCGCAGTTAGACCATCTATATTGTTGGGAAATTGTGCCTTAGTTGTCCATGTTCCCGTTGCTATGTCGTATTCATCAATATTGTTTGTAGTAGTTGATGAGCTAGTTTGACCACCGAAAATATATATTTTCTCATTTAATTTCGCAGCACCAAATGCAACTCTTGTAGTTGGCATATTTCCCAACTGGGTCCATGTATTTGTAACCGGACTGTATTTGTTAATATTTCTTAATCTAGTGCTCCCATTTTGCCCACCAAATACATATACCTCACCATTCACTTCAACTGCTTGATTAAAAGCCCCTGGATTCGGCATTGAGGAATTTATTTGCGTCCATACACCAGTTGTATTCGCTACCGCTGACACCGAGAACATCGGAACCACTAATACAACCATCATGATCATCAAAAGTAATTGCTTCAGCTTCTTCATAATTCCTCCTATATTTATGTATTTATCATAGACTCAACCATAATATAGGAAAAGTATTACAATTGTCTAAACATAAAGTCTCAGAAATTGTAGAATCAGGTCGAATGATTGAGATATTTTGGGAAAGGATTTTAGGGGAAAGAAAAGAGGAAAGACGGTCGCCCGCGTTGGGTAACCGTCTTTTAGTCTTCCGTAAGAAGAAACGTACAAGCTGCACGAGGATAGTATTCACCCCTTATCTTTAACGGCCCGTTCCGTTACTTCTTCGATAACACCGCTTCCGATCAATTCATTGCTCAGAAATACGACGACGGACCGTTCATCGATTGCGGCTGTATGGAGTTCAATGTTAGACTTAATCTGTTTCAGCGGAATCACCTCTACAAGATAGATTCGTCATTGCAAGAGCCAAATCCTTCACCTTCGACATAGTGGGTGGGGGATACTTCTTTTTATTACAAATGATTGAGCCAACAGGCAGAAGAGTTCAGACAATATGTTAGGATTCGGGAGTTTAGGTTTCGTAGTTATTGAATTTATTAACCAGCCCTCCTAAAATATGATTAAGACAATATTTAGAAAAGGAATGATTCAATGGATAATTACGAATACACCGAGAGAGAACTAATAAAGTTTACCGTAAATTACTCATCATCAAAACTAACTGCTGAACAGGTCGGAATTGTAATCTCCCAGACCGCAGTTATGTACAAAATAATTCAAGAATATTTAGACTCGCCTTATGATCTACAGTTTGAACGGACAAGTCGAGGTTCCTACATTTTTGAATTCTTGGGCGACCCCGTTGTCTTGGATCAGGTAGTTAATATTTGCAGTTTTATTGGTAATCAGTTATCAGACTTTTGGGGTCATGTTGGGAGCAACGTCACATGGGATTTTACAAAATACATTGGAGTAGAAGTATTACGCAAAAAAACTGAACTTCAAAGATCAGAAACAGAGAATTTTATGAGAGCAGTTCAAGAACAGCGAAAGGTTGCCTGTGAAACTGATAGTATTGTTGTGTATGATTACAAAAACCAAAAAATTACTGTAATCAATGGACAAATAGCTAGGGAGTATTCGAAAAACAATTTGGACGATGCCGATTTCCATGCGAGTAACCTCGCAGAAAGAAATGATTTTTCATTGCCCCCTAGAAAAACAAGGCATAAACGGAAATAACATTCTCAACACTAGTTTCCTATGTGGTGCTATTGCTAGGTTTCAACGTTAAAAAAGCCTGCAAAAGAAGATTAGATTCAACTAACGGTGCGATAGTTTAATATAGCCCCGCCAGCTTAAACCGAGCGGATTCGTGTTCCAATACTTACCGCTCAAAATATCCCGAAAGCATTGCTACAATTGATCATAGGTGATTACTATGTTCATTTCTCCAATGCTGCTTGAGACAGCGAAATCCGCATTTGACAGTCCTGACCATATATTCGAGCCGAAGATCGACGGTCATCGGCTTCTTTTGTCGCGCCAAAACGGCCCGACTCGCTTGTACACGCGCCATAACAACGAATGCACCAGACAATACCCCGAGCTGTACGACATCGCCCAGGACGATATCCTGCTGGATGGCGAAGTCGCTTGCGTGGATCGTGACAGTGGGCTGATCGACTTCGAATCGATCATGGAACGCTTCTTGGCAAAAAAGTCAGATAAGATATTGAGATTGAGCGCTTCGCTGCCGGTGAATTATATGGTATTTGACATCTTGCGGTACAAGGGCGAAGACTTGCGCGGATGGCCACTGATGAAGCGTAAGGAACTGCTTGCGGGTATCGATTTTGGCAATCCTCGAATCAGCGTCGTGCCCTTCATTGAACGTGAGGGCGAACGGCTGTATCAGGAGATCGTCTCGCGGCAGATGGAGGGTATTGTTGCTAAGAGGAAGGAATCCATTTACGTGAGCGACCAGAAAAGTCCAAGCTGGTTGAAGATTATAAACTGGACGTACGTCGATGTCGTGCTGACCGGCTGGCGGAAGGACGGGTTCGGATGGCTTGTTGGCGTGCATGAGGGCGAGCGGATCAAACCGGTCGGGGTTGTGGAATTGGGCGTGACGGCGCCGCAGCGGAAGGCGTTTTATGGGGCTGTGCAGCCGTATGTGACAGGCGAGGACCGAAATAACGTTTATGTACAGCCGTTACTTCATGCGAAAGTAAAGATCCGGAACTGGACGAAAATAGGACTCCTAAGGAGCCCTGTGTTTGTGGGTTTCAACATATGATAACTACTCCAGCAACATTATGGTCATATCATTCCTCACTCTTAGTATGCATGTCAACTTTTGATGCTGCTTTTGTTGAACGCTCTCTTAATCCTTCTACTTCTTTTTCATGTAAATATTTTTCGAGCTGGTACATTACATGAGTCATTCGCTCTTTTTCCTGCTTTTCATCTTCTAAGTTATGCATTAACTTTTGTAAATCGTGACTATATACTACTAGGATATTGATTCCAAATCTAAATGCTGTTAGTAGCATATAAAAAAGCAGAAGGAAGAAAAAAAATGCCTGAGTAAACTTGCTTGGTAATACTGCCACAAATAATGAGTAAAAAATAATTAAAAAAGATGAGATCAACGCAGTACGAATATATTTTATTAATTTACTTAAGTCATTCCCAGTTAAAAGTGCTACTAACGAATTTGCCTTGATACTCCCCAATACAGATAACACAGTTACATAAATTCCTACAAATACAGATGCAATTGTTGTAATGGTCCCGATATTAGGAGTTATCAATTGATCATATTTTTGAAGCAAGAAATAATCGATCTGGCTTATAGAAAGCTTAGCACTTATTACTGATGCTATCCTATTATACAAAAATACAATTGAGTACGTTACACACACTAGGATAATCAGTACCTTTTCAATAAACCAGCCTATTTTATCGAGAAATTCATCCCTTTTCATATAAATTTCACAACCCTTGTCATATAGATTTTATGCAGGGTCACCTTCAAGATCTGTTCGACGGCCAGATTGCACTGGTACAGAATACCTTTCTCGAGGTACAGTGTTCAATCTTGGCAATTCCGAATCAATGAATTTTATTCCTCTTCCAGCAAATTCATTACTGCGGGGTCGATTTTTAGAAATGTATTTCTCAAGAATTTTATCCCCTATAAATTCCCATCCATGGTTTCCATTATCCCCTTCAAGGACTACATCGTTCAAAATGCCGACATTCTTAAGCTCGAGAGTTTCGTTTTTACCAGTAGTACTGTTTCTAAAAGTAACCTTGCAAGATTGGACAGATTCATTATTATCTATGTCCAAGAGTTCAATTAAGCCCAATATTTCTTTAGTATCGAGATTTATTTTTCTTTTTCTCCCCTTTCCGAAAGAAATATCAATAACCGGGGCATCTGTTTCTTGTTTTATTAAATTTGATGTGCTCATTAGTGTACCGAAAAGAGAATTCTTTTGATTTGGGGCTTGAGAACGTTCTAATAATTGAGTAAATGTGTTATTTCCTGCATTTATTTTTATACTGAGTTCTTTAATGTCATTCGACGCTTTTATATCAGCTATACTCCTATTTGAATCAATTGGTAGAAATACGACTTGCCAGTTGTTCCGGGGGTCATTCACAGAAAAAAATGAATTGAAATACTCCTCAATATCCTTTACCTTACTACCATAAAAATTGTATTCAAATAAAACCGTCCTTTGTAGCGGCGCGGCTACAAAGGTAACCATTTCAATAATATCATTTTGTATCATTTGTGCCTTATCAGAGTTTATGTCACCTATATATGGCTTTATTTGCTGCCTATACTTCCCTATGGATGCAATTCTACACATTTGATCTTGATTGGGAACAGTTAAATCGAATAAAGCTGTAGGATGATAATTAATTTTTCTTATGCGGTTTTGCCAATTTATGGATTTTATTTTATCTAGGAAATCCGTAAAATATAATCTAGTTGCAGAACTGTTATGAGTAATAAAAACATTATAATAATGGAATCTTCTTGCCATTTTGTTCACTCCTATAATCAGGTAAATTTCGACAAAAACTAGTTCTATAATCCCTGATTATGGAATGTTTGGCAACAAGAACATACATTCCTCGGAACGTACGTTCTTGTTTTTTATTAGAATATCACAACTAATATCTACATACCAGTTACAAAAACTACATTTTGACACCTTTCTCCCGCGCGAACACGACTGTATTCAGCCAAGCAAGCTCCGTCTGCATCAGCTCGCCTTTATACGCCTTTTCTGCCCATACGTAATCGCCCAACAACCCTTTGCGATAAAGCCCGTCCAGCGAGTCGCCGAGCATCTTCCATTGCCACTGTTCCAGCTGCATTGTGTCGTCCCCCTTTAATTTTGCAGTCTCCGTTGTACCGTGCAGCTTCTCCCAATAGGCCAAATCCATTTCGTTCAAGTCGACATTTCCGGCGATGCCGCCCACCCTCCCAGACTCGCTGTATTGAAACATCGCCCATCGATCCCATGTCCCGTTTGCCATCGGCTGATTGACTTTGTAATGCGCGACCCACAGCGGCCAGCGGGCAAGCTTGCTGCCCAGGTACGAACGTGCAAATGACGCGCCAGAGTAAATCATTACCCTATGGCCTGAGCGCTGTTCGACCGTCTCCAGCCATCCATGGCACCAGTCGGTCAAACGAGACGGTCCGAGGTCCGCCGCCTCCCCTTCGACATCCAGCGCATACGGAAGCGTCACCGGGAGCCCGGTCACAGCAGCCAGAAAATCCTCGGCCTCTCGAGCGGCCGTGTTGGGCGTTTCAGGATGGCAATAGTGATAAAACCCAACGGCCAAGCCCGCATCGGTTGCGCCGGCGTAATGGCTACGAAAAAGAGGATCGGTATACCCGATCCCCTCCGTTGCCTTAATCATGACGCCCTTGACGCCGCTGGCCGCGACGGCCGCCCAATCGATAACGCCTTGCCACTTGGATACGTCGATGATCCGGATGTTTTGCTCATTGCGGCTTTGCATCGTTGCCAGCTCCCCTTTCTGCCTTGCGCTGAAGCGCGCGGTTCACCTTCGATTCCATTTCGCTACCGACCCACTCGATCACTTTTTCGAGGATGGATATGGGCAGCCATTCGGCCCAACCCGCCCGGACCGCGTTGGCCGTCATGCTTCGCAAGGTATGGTAGATCAGGCCGACGGCGAAGATGCCGAACAGGATACCAGGTAAACCGACGGCCTTGTCCAACAAATGCCCGCCAGCAGGCAGCAGCACCATAAAAAACGTCCGGATGACTCCGTCTATGCCATACTTGGACGAGTAGGAGGCGTCCTTCCGGGCCGCACTCGATCCGCTCATCCAATCCAGTAAGATGAAAAATGCCAATGCCCCCATGATTGATACGACCGCCGTCCCCTCCCCATACAAAAACTCGAAAACCGGAAGCAAGATGCCCCCGGCCACCGCCGAAACCACTTTACCTGTTTGCTCCATATTCTTCTCCCATCCGCCCATGTGGGGGCATAAAAATAGCCCCGATCGGGGCATGTGTAATCTCAATAACGTTTTGAACAGGGTTGGCTTATCTAGTAGCACCCCCGTATAAGACAACGGGACCCATCTGTAAAGGGTCCCAGTTCGCTCGCTTACAATACTCACCGAGTTGGTACCATTCGGTTGCCTTCCGCGCACCATTAACGATAAACAGTGTAGTTAACACTAGTTGTTTGACTTACCCTACACGTGAAGCTGTTGCCGGTTACGACCACAAATGGCGTTGAATCCATGAATGCGGACGCAGTATTGTTCGTGGAGTTGATTGTCGTTCGGACACGTAACAGTATGCCGCCGGGGAAGCCAGTATATTGCTCTTGATAGAAATCGCCTGACGAGTAAGCTTGGTTTATATATACGTAGCTTGGGGTGAACGGTAATCCAGAGACCGAAATCATCCCGCCTGATGGAGTTGCTATTCCTGAGTACTGAGATTCTGCTACCGACCCGCCGCTATAATAACCAGACGGAATGCTTTGTCCTGCTGTCAGCGTCGGCGCGCCTCGATTCGGCATCGTGCCCGTCTTTAGGCCACTACTATAGAACGTTTGACCGGATAGCACTTGGCCAGTGGTTGCATTGGCATCGGTCGATATAGCCGATATCTTACTTGCCAGTTGTGCATATGTGTCGCTACCGCTTGCCGCCTGTCCCATGCCAGTAATCGCGGTAGCGACCGCCGACTTACCGTTACTGGCAGACGTAAAAAGCTCATTGATTGCTCCGACAACACTCTTTGAAGATGTGAGTAGGGAGTCCGAATTGCCTTGGTTCCCGGCATGCCATATCTGGTATGCATTTCCGCCCACGCTCCAGCCGCCTACCTTGAGTTGGTTGTCCGTATCCAGCCCAAAATGAACAGCGTGTGAACCTTGGCGATGGAAAGTCATGAACGCAGCATCACCACCGCCAGCAGCAGACCGCACTTCTAGGTTGTTAACACCAGCGGCATTGCTTGCGATTGTACCTGTGGTTGTGTTTGGGAATAAATGGCCCCCTATACCTAGATCGCTATTGATTGTTAATGAGCCGCCGATTGTCTGCCCACCACCGCTGTTAATAACATCAAGCCCATTCCACTGGAACGAGGTTGGAGAGGCCCGAAGGATGTAGGCGGTGTTGGCTTCGTTGATGATGTTAAATTGGTCTCCGTTCACCTTTATGAACGTTGCATTTGTGTCATCACCCATCTGTCCGCCGGAACCGAAGTTTATGGCACCACCTCCACCTGTTAAAGTTATATGTCCAGCAATTGAGGTATTTCCAGCCCCGTCATCCAAGACGTTGTTGGCAGTATGTGTGGACGGCACTCCTCCGTCCTGAACACGCAACCCCCAATGGTTCCCTGCGTAATTGGTAAATCCAATTGTCCCCCCTGCGGTAGTTGGCTTAATAAGTCCATTGACATACATATTTCCGTTGCCGTCGTCCAAAACATTGTTCTTAGTGTTAACCCTGCCGTCGAAGCGCCACAATAATGCATACCTCGTTGCCTCTCCTTCCCTGTAGCTTCCCAATGCCCCGCCGTCATATCCATGGAGAACAGGTCCGGCTACAGCCACCCCATCAAATGAGTCATAAAATCCAAGGGCGTGATTTGGATCGGAACCGGCTACAAGACGGATCTTACCAGCAATGCTCATATTTCCGGCACCGCTATCTAAGACGTTGTTCTTTGTCACTACTTTTCCGGTAGGCTCGATTATAATACCGGCAGAACCGCCTTCGTATGGAGTTGCTCCATGACCGATGTATATGCTATTTATGGTTGTGCTGCCCCCGGAACTTGTGCCAAACATACCGACGCTTCCGTATGTTGTACTTCCGGGCCGGTCCGTGAACCGCATACCATGTGCCCATCCGGTATTTTGGTCGGTGGGTGCGGTGATTTTCATGTCGTGGAATGATGCGACGCCGCTACCATTGTCCAAGATGTTGTTATTGGTGCGCACTACGAATCCGGGGGATATTAAAAGCGATGAGTTACTCCCCGTCGAATTCTCGCGTATCGAGAACGACCCGCCATCAGCGACAATGTAATATTTCTTGTCGCTGTCCCATTCATACATCTCAATAATCGGTGCGGTAGTGTTGCCGACTTGTACCTGTACGAAGGAAGCTAGGCCCGATCCATTGTCCAAGATGTTGTTAAGAGTAGACACCGCGTATGTCGATTCATCAACGCGTAGCAGCCATTGATTCGCGGCGTTATTCGTGAATCCGATATTCCTTCCCGCTGCTGGTCGGATATTGAAATCCGAGGTGGTGCTGGCCGCTATGAGATACGGACCGCCGATAGACATATTCCCGTTTCCGTCGTCCAAGGTGTTGTTCTCAGTATAAATCCCTCCGTTATTGTCTCCGGAAAGGATCATCTGTCCGGCAGGATTGTGCCAATTTATGCTTCCTGCCGGGTTCATGAATTGATTGATGACTGACTGCCCTTTCACTGACATGTTGCCGTCACTTTCCAGTGCGCCATTTAGGATCAACCCGCCGTTGATCGTCTGTCCGCCTCCGGAATGGATCATCTGCACCCAAGGCCCCCACGATCCTGCGCCGCCAACCTCCGGTGGATAGCCCTGCCGCATGTAGAATGCGTGGCCGTTATACGAAAATGCCAATTGCACTATCGTATCGGCCCCTCTAGACACAATCATTTGCCCGTTTGCGACACCGGCGGGCATGTTCGTGTGTATGCTTAATAGCCGATAAAAGCCGGAAGTCACTACAGTATTAAGGTCTGTACCGTCCGATAGCATTATGAACTTTTTGACCCCATCCGACACTACCGAATCGATCTCGGCCTTCCGCGCAACGTCATCCGCCGCCGAAGGGGCAGCTGCCTTGAATCGACCACTCGCGTCCCGCTGGACGAGTGTGTTTGCGGTAGCCGCTGACGTGGCTGCTTGAATTGCCGTCGTATTCGTATTGATCTCCTGACCAATCTGATTCATATCCGCCGGCTGAACTGTCTCGCCCATTGTCCAATTTGTTTTTGCCAAGGGTTAAACCTCCTTTACCTCGATTGTCTGAAGCATCATCGTATCGGACGCGATCGGGACGTTGACGGCGTTGGTCGTTTTGACGTTGTTGCTGCTGTCTTTCAGCTCGATCAAAGTAATTAACGATACGTCTGCAACACGGACCATGTAATTCAGCGCAAGCGTGCTGTCCGTTACCTGTTTGACCTGAAAATCCGTAATCTCATACGAGCCATTGAGGACGACTTTATCGATGTGGCCATCAACGTAAACGGCCACATCATGCAAAAACGTACTCGTTATCATTTGATGACCTCCTCCGGCCCCAGTGTCGAAAAGGGTAGCTGTCCGAGCTGCCAGCTGCCCAGCGCGTAATTCCACGTAATGCCTCGCTTTGAAATGCTCTCTTCGAGCCCGATCGTGCTCCCCAGCGAAGTATTTTGCTGATAGACCATGTTTGCCGGCTTAATCAGCTCGACCGTGTATACGACCTCACGAAATACACTAGCGTTTTCGATATTGGCCGTGACCGTCAGCAGAAAATTCTGCGAATCGACGGAGACAATGGTCATACCGGGACCGACCAGCAAGTCGAGCTGCTGCTGCAGGTATCGGATCGTAAAAGGCGGCTTGGTCTGGTAACGATTGAGGATTCGCCGCTTTCGAAATTCGAGCGTTTCCGAAGGTTCGGCCTGAATCTCCAACATCTGCTCCCGGCGCTTGACCGCCGCGGCGCCCGATGTCAGCACGAATTGATCGTCCAGCAGTTGATTAACAGCCGTGGCGAGCAACAGCAGCTCGGCATCCTCGGTTTCCGCCAACTCCTCGAAATCCCGTATGTCCTGATAGTAGTCCGGCAAATAGGATAGGATCGGCTTAGGCATGGACAGTCACCGTCCCCAGCACCGGGATCTGCTCGGCTCCCAAAGTCAGGTTCGCAGTGGACCCGTTGATTTGGGTACCGTTTACGTCCGCTATACCGGGCACCATTAGGATCGAGGCATCGATAAAGGCAATACGGATAACGAGCTGCGGTTGGTTCGCCCAATCCTGCCGCAACGTCAGAAGGTAAGCTTCGATCGCTTCCTCGATTGGCGTTTGGACTTGCCCGAGCACCGTGCCGGAAGCGAGCGTTACCGTCGTTTCGACGTTGATCGTCACGCCCTGCACGCCGGCGATCGTGACGACATGACCGATCGGCGCCGTACCGATCCCCAGCCCGCTATTAACCGTCGGATCGACGGCCGTTTGCACCTCACTGACAAGCTGTGAGGATGGTACGGTCCAATCTGATGCAATGATGGTTCCCTTGGCCGTGCCGCCGCCCTGCCATACGGGAAATATCTTCGTCGCTCCGACTCCCGACATAGCGTTGATCTTTTGCTTATAATCCGCCACGTTTCCACCGAATGCCGGCCGGTTAACCTCCTCGTAATAGCGAACCCGCAGTGCGTCATCGGATTCCGCATCCTCTCCTGGCACCAGAACGTCGGTCAGCTCTGCGCGGGAAAGTCCGGCAATATAATCGATCGGCAACATGGCGCCGAATTTCTGATTCCCAACGATCCCAACCTGTTCGCACTCCATGGTGAAGACGCCGGTACTGATTTTGTTGATCGCGATATAATTTAGGTTCTCGATGCTGAACCGGCTGCCGATAGGGATGTCGAATGGCGCATTTGCCGCATTGTAAAACTGCCCTTTGCGGCGGGCTTTGGTTGCGGGCTCGCGGGTGACGCCAAACTCCGCGGTGCGCCGGGCCAAGTATTCGCCGGATGCCGTATCCGCAAACGAAATATTGTAGTTCAGGTCCAGCTCGACGTACATCTGTGCCAGCTCGGCAGCGGCCGGCGCAAGCGCATCATAGATAACCGAACCGGGGCGCTTGTCTACGTTATCCGGTACCCGAGCAAGCATCCGGTTAAGGATCGTTTGTTCGTTCTGCGACTCGTACACTATCTGATCACCTCCTGTGAATCTTGGAAGCTACCGAAGACCGATATAACCGTAAAGTTGATCAGCATTGCATCCCCGTTAATCTCGACGCTCACGTTCTCCACGCCCCGAATACGATCGTCCGTCATGAGCGCTTCCCGGATGATCCGCGCAGCCTCGGACTGAACGAACAACGGGCTGACGCCGACCATGCCGTCCAACTCGTGGCCGTAATTGAAACTGTAGATCAGATAGCGAAAGCGCTCCGTCTGCAAGATTTTAAAGACCGCCTGCCGGACTGCATCGAGCTCATCGACCATCCCCGACACACGGCCCCGATCGAAATCAAGGTGCCACGTCCGGGACGGCTGCTGTACGGCCTGTACCTGTGCCGTTTTCAAACTGCTACCGGTTGGGATCATCCGACCACCACCTTGTCCAAAATAAGATACTGCTGCCCGCCTTGAATCCGCAGCAGCACAACCTTATCGCCTGTCTGCAGCCCCGGGCGGATGACGATCTTATCCGCCAGCGCCTCGCCGGTTGTGCCAGATGCCCCGTCGTCCGTATACGTATGGCTGTGTTTCAGGTCCACTTCATATCTGGTCAGGCTCTCCGGAACATTCAAAAAATCCGCATCGAGGGTGAAACGTTGGTCCACGTTTACCTCGAGCGGATCGTTTTGAATGACTTCGCCAAACAAAATATTAACCGGGCTGCCGGCTTCGACCGCCTCCTTGGCGGCCTGCTTAATGATGTCCAACATCAAATCACCTTCAATGTCAGGGTCATGGTATGGTCTGTGCCGTCGTACCGGTGGACACATTCGTCAACAAGGAAAAACTGATTGACGTCGAACTCTGCGATCATGACGGGCACATAGCAGCCAGCGCGGACGGACGAGTTGCCGATCGCTTCGAGCTGCAGACTCCGGGCTTCCCGGTTTTTCAAGGACATAAGCTGCTGCAGGAGCTCGTTGATCTGCGCCGCGTTTTTGTCCTCGTCGACGGTCTGGTACAGCTGCAACGTCCCCCAGCGGGCGATATTGGCGCTGTCCTGCGCAATATAGACGTCGCGTTTCCCTGACTCCTTGTTGTCCTGTACGAGCTTGATCTTGTTGTACGTGTCCGTGTCGATCGATTGCTTGTATCCGTAATCGATAAGGCTGCCGTCTCCCATAACAAGATCAAGGCGCATATCCTCGACGTTCCGGACCGTCAGCGTGCCGAAGTCGTCATAAAACATGTACAGCCGGCTCGTGCTGATGACCGTCTGCGTAATCGCCTTTTCGATGATGTCGAGCAGCGTCTGCCCGTCCTCGACCATTGTCGCAATCCGATAGCCGGTGTCGGCCAACGTGCCGGTGGTCAAATTAAAATCGTCAGCGATTTGCTGGACCACATCGGCCACAGTCACGTTTTTGAAAACGTACGTGTCGGTCGCCAGCAGATAGCGCACCTGGTCGTATGCGAGGATCTTCACGTCTTCGTCCTTACCGCTGTCGATACTGAAGATGTACCCATAAAAAACATTTTGCTGGCCATCACGAAATCGGATGATGTCGCCGTTAGTGTAACGGAAAAGCGCGTCCTGGGAGAGTGAGTTTTTCACAAGCGTAAACTCCAGACTTGCCGGACGCCCGCCGCGCGTCGTCTTCCATGTGATATCCGACGCGATGCTCGAGATATCCCACACGTTGCCATCCTTATTGTCCAGCAGGAGCTCAAGCATTCATCGTCCCTCCCGTCTCGGGGAGCCAAAGCTCGTAACCGATTGGCAGCGCCTTGACTTGTGCATCAGTAAGGCCGTTCAACTGCTGCAGCTCCCGCCAACGGGCCCCGTCATCGAAAAACCGCTTGGCGATCGCCCAAAGCGTATCCCCGGAAACAATCGTATACGTACTCGGCGGCAGACGGTCGTTCGGGCGCGTCTGTGGCTCCGGCTGGATAACCTCGGACATAACCCCATTGACGACCCGGGACGCCACCGTGACGCGCTGTGCAGTGTAAAAGACGTACCGTTTCAATCGCAGGGTATAATCGATGTCGCCCCCGGAACCGGCTACTTCCTTCCAGCGAAATTCTTCGATGCTGGCCGCGACATTCAGGTCAAAAGAGGGTCCAGTAAAAACAAAGCGGATGGGCCGCTTGGACGCCATCCACGAATCGATATAGTCGATGTATAGTTGCGGATCCAGCAGGATCGGCGCAGTAACGAGCGGCGAAGATGCTGCCGGGAAGAAGCTCGAAAACGAGTACTCCGTCAGCTTCGGGCTCTTGATGACATTGATCTCGCCAAGGCCCGCTACATCGTAGGTCCGGCCGTTCACGCCGTCGCTGATCTCGATCGAGCCGGGGTTGACGGGGAGCTGAAAGCCCTCCTGCTGGTTGTTAAAGGATAACCAGAAGCCGTAATTACTCATACCAGCTCGTACACCCCTTTCGCTGACGAAGCGATCTGCGTAACAAGCTTATCCTCAATCCTTGCGACGATCGTATCGATATCCGACTCGCCGCCGACCGGGCCGGTCGTAACCTGAACAGTCGGTGTGAGCGAAACGAAATTCTGGATACTCTTCATCTCCGCCAGCTCGCGCATCATGCGCAGGTCTTCGCTGCTGATGTCGACCTTGTCCTTTATCTTGCCAACCTCTCCGATGCTTTTGATCCGATCAATGTCGGCCTGCTGGTTCCAAGCGGTGAAATCGTATTTTCCTGGTGCCGCAGGAGTCGTCTGCTCCGTCGCCCGCTTAGTGGCCCGGGTGCTTAGCATATCCAGCACATTTTGCTTCCTAGCTGCTGCTCGTGCCGCGGCGCTCTCTTTCATGGCAGATAAAGCGTCTTCGCCGGCCTTCTTCAAGTAGTCGGCCTGAGCAGCGGCTGTTGCGACGAATTCTACTTTTTCAATGCTTGAGATACTGACACCCTTAACTCCATTCAATTTATCGATCAGCCCGTTCATTCGATCGATCACACCGTTAATCAGGTCTTCCATCAACTTGAGGGACTTCACTTTTGCCGATTCAAATGCATTCACGATCCCGTTCGAAACACTCTGAAAAAAGATAGGTACTTGGTCGAAAAAATTCAGGACCATGTTCCATGCCCGCATGAATCCGGCTGCGAAATCGTCATTAGTCTTCCATAGATGAACCAACCAAGTAACAAGCCCAATGACCAAGGAAATTATCAAGATGATGACATTAGCCTTCATTGCAGTATTCAACGTAGCCCACGCAGCGGCCAGTCCTTGTGTCGCCAGTGTCTGCGCGAATATGGCAAACGTACCGGTACCCGTCGCAAACGCCATAACCTTTTGGGCCAGTGCCTGACCACGGGTCGCAAGCGTCCAAGCCGCCATCGCTCCTACGATGCCCCACAGGATCGGCTCGATCGTTGGCCAGTTGTTCGAAAAGAAATGGTATATCTCCCCGATGACTTTCAATAGCCACATCCCCTCGTTTACCAATGCCGCCAATCCTCGACTCAACAGGTCGAAAAACACTTGGAACTTACCGGCCTGGGCTGCTTGATTCAACATTATGATCAAGGGCAGTAGCGCCTTCATCGCGGCGGTGCCGGCGTCTGCAAAGCCAGAACGCATGTTATTCTGCAATAGCTCTAACTGTTTTGCCGGTGACGCCAGCATTTTGTCGAACGCTGCCTGGCCCATTTTTTGCTTTTCCATCAACTTATCGAAGGCCGTAATGAATCCGTTGATGTCGCCTTTATTCGCGAAATCCGTGATTTTGAAAGCTCGAATATCGGCTTTCGACATGTTGAAGCGTTCGGCCAAAGATACGATATCACCGCTCATCGCTTCTTTTAACGCAAAAGCTGCACCTTCGATCCCATTGCCGGCACTGTCGAAGGCATTGAGCCGCTGGGCCAGATTGTTCAATTTCGACAACTGATTCGTATTTTGCGTCATCGAGTAAAAGGACATCGTGCTTTGTAGCGCCTTCGTAACATCTTGTCCGGCAGCCAGCGCTTCTGCCTTAAACTGCTGAAACATGGCACGACCGACAGGCTCGTTCCCGGTCCGGGCGACAAACATGTCCTCCATTTTCTGTTGCTCCATCGCACCGCCAATCGTCGCCGATCCGAGCCGCTTTAAGCTCTCAATGGTCAAGTATGTCGCTGCAAGCCCTTTGACGGTCTCAAGTAATCGGGAAGAACTCTTATCGGCAGTTTGAATCGATCGATTATGTTGCTCTTGAGCCTTGGCTGCACCTTCGGTTGCCCGCTGCACGGCTTCCTTTGCCTTCGAGGTTGCATTTGTTGATTTGGCAATGTCCGATTCGGCAGTAGCAGCTTTTCCCTTTTCTTTTGCGATTGCTCTGCTTGCTCTCGCTTCCTGCTCCGCAGCTCTCATCGCAGCTTCCTGCGCCTTGGTCGTCGCCTCTATTGACTGGGCAATATCCGCCTCGGCAGATGAGATTTTACTTTTTGTTGCCGAAAGCATTTTGCTGACTTTCTCGTCACGTTCGGCCGTCCGCTGCATCTGTTCCATGGTCGAGATTAACATCTGCATCCCCTGCGTAATGTTTCGCAACGGACGTGTCATGGCGTCCATCATTCGCAAGGTCGAATTAATGGTGGACATGTTTACCCTCCTTTCGAAGGAAATATAAAAAGCACCCTCTAGGAGAGTGCTTGTGATCGTCTTATTTTACGCTGTTGAAGATTTCCTTTGCTTTTTCATAATTAGCCTCTAACAAGAACCGCCCATTTGACGGCCAATTCTTCAACATTTCATCTTTTTTGACTGCATCCTTCATGTCTTTCTCTGTTCTATATTCATAAATCTTTATCGGCTGATTATCCATATAAAAAATTACGCCGTTAATAGCTTCAGCCATCTGATATTGCTGTTTCTTACTCGGATCTACCGTAACCCCGGCATCCGTATAAGCCTTTATGAACGAATCCAACGTCAACGTACTTTTCGGCTCGGATGATGAGCAGCCACCGACAACAAATACGGCCGTCAATAAACAAAGTAAAAATAACTTTCGCATAATGCCCCTCCCCGTTAATGGACAATTTTACCACACGCATTATATCACATCTTTACGGGGCAGGGACATTACCGTTTCGCAGCAGCCTTCTTTTCGGCGGCCAAGCGCTCATCGATCGCAGCCATTACGAAGGCCCGTTCCTCGCGCGGCAAGGAAAGAAACTCGGACGGCCATTTACTGAACTTGTGGAGGGCGTAGTATGCGTAGTTTGCGTCCGCATCGTCCTCCTTGATTAGTTTTTTGCGTCTTCAACCAGGTCTTCCATACTGCGCCCGAATCCGGACAACCGTTGGATCTGCTCGGCCAGCTCGGCCACCTCTCCGGGCAGCAGCACCCGATTCAGATAATCCGAAGGTGTAATGCATCCGAGCTTTTGGATACTGGCAGCGTCCTTGAAATCTGGAACGACGGTATGATCGATGACGACCGTTTCGTTAAATTTCTGTGCGTCCATTTCGACTTTGCCATTCTTCCGGATATTCATGGATTTCTTCCGGATATCCTCGAACGTATTGCCCTTCATGGCCCGGATTGTGAATTTCAGCAGGTTGCCGTCCGCGTCTCGGAATCGGTCTGAAATGGCGACGTCATCCGTCACATTGTCGACGGGGTTACTATTGAGAAAATCCTGCAATGTTGACATAGGTTAAATACCTCCTTGGGGTTACACGCCCGTAAGCGCGTTGAACTGGTCGAGTATATCGTAATCCGAGAACGTGAAAGACAGTTCCTCGTCCATCATGTCATCGGATGTACTGTCGAACTTGGCTGCGATCAAGCTATCCAGGTTGCAGCCCTTGAGCACGACCGTTTGCCGGCCTGTACTGGAAGTCGGGTCCTCGTTGATGACCTGCAGGTCGAAATTGAAATCCCGACCTGTTTTGACGTAGGTCAGCATGAGGTTTCGAAAAACGGTAGAAACATAGTAGACATTCAGTGTCCCTGTGCCGTTCCATCCGCTGGACTTCTTGCCGACGTTTGTCCGGCCGAGCGTTGGAACATCAGCCTTGTTCTTTTCGAGCATGGCCTCGAGGCTCTTGGCGTAAAATAATTCCTCGACCCGTCCGTTAACGGTCGCGAATGCCTTCGCCATCTTACCGGATATTGCATCTTCCTCACGGAAAAACATGTTATCTCACCACGACTTTCATATAAATTTTCTCTATGGCGTCGACCGGCTGGATGTAAACCTCGACATACACGCTGTCCGTCTCCGTCCCCTGCTGGACAAATACGTCCGTTTGGGAGTCGAAGTTTTGAATGGCGCTGATGTTCTGCAACGTCTCCAAGTATTTGATGATCTCCGCTTTCAGGAGATTCTGCCCCTCGGGATTGTTGTCTACCTTACCGAGATAAAATTCCGAAAAGATCCGGTTGAAATCGTTGTTGATTCCATCCAGCACCCGAAGGACTCGGTTTTTACTGAATGCTCTATTCTTGGCCGGCACAAAGCTCGTATAGGTGTTGATATCTTTTTCCACAAGAGCCCGTCCGTTATTGGCCGTGAACAAGAATTCACCAGCCTGCAGTGCGGCGATGATCTGGGCATTCGTGTACCGGGTTGCAACGTCCACAGCGTCATCGTAAGCCGCGTAAGTCAGCGATTGATTCATCTGTGCGCCAGCTGTCGCTCCCGCCGTCCACGCGGTCGCCTGCGCCGCCGTGAGCGTCGTTCCATCGGTGAGGATGACTCCGTTCTTGACGCCGATGACGCCCTCGTAGTCGGCCGTCGGGTAGTTCTCGAGGACAACCTGAATCTTCTTCCCTTCGTCGTCCCGGAGACGCTTAGCGAACGCGACGAACGTCGATTTGAGCGTATTGTCCGTGGACGGCAGCCCAATCGTATTAAAATCGAGGATTTCGACCGCCGCCAGATAATCGACATAGTCCTGATTGATTGTCGTTCCGTCTGCACCTCCGACCAGTGGAGCCCCCGCGGTTGTCGCCAGCGTGCCCGTGCCACTCCAGACGACCCAATCGTTAGCGACAAGGCCCGCGATATTCGCGACCGTTTGCATATCGTATACGGAGCCGCTGACGAGCGTTTTGACGTCGAATTTGGCATTGTCGTCAATATTGGTTTGGATCACAACGGTAATATTGTTACCGCGCACACCGCCCCATTTGGCCGTCGCCGTCAGGTTGCCGCTCGTGACGGCTGCTTTGGTCCCGGTGTTGACTCGGTAAACGAGTAGCGTCTTTGCCCGTTTGAGCGCTTCCCGGACAAGCAACATTTGGGAAGTCGTGATGCCGTAGCCGAGCTTGTCAAACGTATCCTCACCGGCCTCAATCGTAATGATCTTTTTGGGCTCGCCCCACGAAAGGACAAGAGGGAGGGAAGCAATGCCACGCTCGCCGACCGCGCCGATCGGCTTGGCTTCGCTCACCGTGTTGATATATACCCCGGCGCGCTCTTTGTTTTGTGTTGTCCATGTACCAGCTGCCACGATTACTCAGCCTCCTTTTTCAGAAAATCATCCATCAGCTGTACAACCTCGGCGATCGAGTACAATTTATCATCGTCCAGTACGGCGGTAAGAATATCGCGATCGATCCCCGACCGCTGCCGGGAGGCGAGAAACTGCTGCTTAGTGAACACTGCTGTCAATTTCCCCATTTGATCCCTTCTTTCTGTTCGAGTGTCTGCATCTTCGGATGGGTCGCCTTGACCTCCCAAACATGGAGCGTGTAGTCCACGAAAAAGTGCAGGACTTCATCGATTATTCCAAACCGCATACCGGTTCCCCGGATCGGTCGTCCGCCCACCTGAATTGTCTGGAGGGCGCTTGTCAGTTGCTCTGCCATCGTGTACATGTTGTCGTTCCCGCGCGCCGGTGCGAAGTAGTGAACGTCAAACGGATGCACCCGCTGATAGCGCCGGCCGAGCTCCCGTGTATGCATCGGTTCCAGTAGCTTTACAAAGAAGCAAGGGGGATTGAGCTGCTGTTTGATCTCTTCCCCGTGAATGGGAATGTCAAAGAAGGCGGCATCAAGCGCGGCGTTTACTCCGTAACGTACATCGTTGAATGTAATCTGCGGCATCGTCATCCCCCTTTCTTCGGAGGTCGACCGTTCATGATCTGATTCAGCAATTGCGCCATCCGTTTTTCCAAATAGACCGGCAGTTCCTGCTCGAGTTCTTTCATGCTGATCGTCATCATAAAGCGACCTTCGACCCACTTGGTCAGATCCTCGCCGGTACGGTGTCCGAATTCAACAAAGGACACATATTCCGTGTTGTTGTAGATTTCGACCAGGTAGGCATCGCCTTGACGCTCTACTCGACCAACCCGCCAGTTCCGCCGCAGCTCGCCAGTGTCGACAGGCGTCCGCTTCTTGATCTTGCGTTCAGCCCGATAGGCCATCTCGAGTAGAAAATCCCGGATGAATCGTTCAATGACCCGGTCGTCGAGCGCCTTTTTGAAGCTCCCGGCAAGCCGCTTGAGCTCGTCGAATTCGACCGATCCCCATTTAGCCACTACGCCCACTCCTTGCGCTGGATGCTGATCTCCTGATGGGTGACGTAGAGGAACGGCTCGCCGGCCTTATACTTCCGTGCCGGAGCGACCGGCTCCCAGCCTGCAGGCGTGTCCCTGCCCCGCGTTACCTCTAGCATGTCGCCCTGCAGGACCTCGATCTCCGGTGCGAGGAACAGCTTCGTTTCGTAGCGGATGTTATTTTCCGCCGCGGTCTGGTCGTTCTGGCCCAGCGCTCGCTGTGAGAGGCGGCACGGCTGGTTGATTTGGACCGGTTGCGGGGTTTGCTTCGTCTCTTTGGTTACCTGGTTCTTCGCCCCAGCGTATCGGTAGATGGTACAGCGATCCGTATAAAGCCGCTCGATCGCCGCCCGGTGCTTACTGTAGTCGATCGGCATGCTACCACCTCATCCGTCGATAAGCGATCAAACTGGACCGGTAGTCAAATACCACCGATGCGATAACCGTCAGGGACGGAGCCGGCGGCTTTGTACTGACGACAGCTTTGATCGGCTTGACCGTCGTATCCCCGATCTGCGTCTCGTACGTCTCCTCCGGTTCAGGGACCGGAAACAAAATGGCGAGCTGCTCCGCGGATAGAGCGCTCGCCACCATGGCGGCCCATGTTTGCTTGAGGCCGTCCGGTATTATGGTGATATTGCAAAAGTTCTTGATAGACTCCTCGACTGCATCGATATACAGATCGATCAAGTCGTCGTGAGTCGTTTCGGCCAGCGATAAACCTAATCGCCGCTTGACCAGAACACGGATATCCGCCTTATCGATTGCCACGCGGATCAGCTCCCCGCAATATAGGCGGCGCTCGCCGAGGATGTGGCGGCTTTGACATAGATCAAGTTGCGGTTTGCCACCTCAAGCCTAACGGACTGCCCCGGGGCGACGACATACGCCTGTGCCGTTGCATTGCCAACGAGCAGGTTCTCTGCGGCTTCTGCGCCGGTGTTTTGCACGATAACCCAGCTTACGGCTTGGGAGGCTCCCAACGCAGCCGCCGTCCCTGTTGCGGCCAATGTGCCGGTGTAAATCGTGGCGGATGCTGTTGGCTTGATCGGCAACGGCTTTATCGGGCTTACGTAGACAAACCGCTTTGTTGCTTCATCATAATATTGGGTCATTGTGTCACTCTCCTATCAGCCGGACAGCCTTTGCACGCATTAGCGTCACAAAAACATCCTCCGGCAAGTCGTTTTTTTGCCCGGCATCATAATAATCAAGGTTGTGCTTGACGTTAGTCAGAAACAGCGCACGGACCATTCTCGGTGGTTCAGGTGCGTCCGGAGATGCAGGCCCCTGCTCGTTCGATTCCGGAGGTTGAGCCGGTGCGTCAGCGGCAGGGGGCGCGACAAGAGCCTGCTCTTCCGGTAATTGCATCTGTTCCGTGGCTGCAGTCTCATCTTTTTTTCGTGGCGCCATTGATTTCATTCCCCTTTCAACGAAAAGTAGGAGAGGTACGCCCTCTCCTTACGCTACCTTAGCGATAAACACTGTATCCATCGTTTCAAACGACGGAAGCACGATCTCGGACACGATCGTCTCGACATTAACCGGATGTGGCTCTTTGATCGTCGTGATCGCCACGCCGGTATTGACGATCGATACTTCGGCGGCAGTCGCACCGGCCATCAGGTCGGCCTCTTCCGGGGTTGTACCGTACCAAGTGTTGCCCAAGTTCCCTGCCGGAATCAGCGTGAAGAAATCATCAGGGAAGAATTGATGCGTGCTACCGTCCTGCAGGGCGTAAATTTTATTGTAGACCGCCACGGTGATGCCAAGTTTGTTCTGCAAGTATGCCCGGAGCAGTGCGTCCGTCATGATGATGTTCTGGCCGCCAATCGGATTCATATCCAATCGGATTGCCGGATGCGCCATCAGATAACCCCAGGTCTTTTCCGTGCAGATCGCGCGTGCCAACGTCGCGCCGGTACCCTGATTGATGACCCGTTTCCAACGCTGTATATCCTCGACCGGCGTGCTGTTCGGATCGCTCCATTGAGCCGTACCGGTCAGCGTCTCTTTATGGCTTCCCGAGAATCCGTAATTGTAGTCGTAGTCCTGCCGGTTGGCTGTGATCCGGATTTGGCCACTCGACAACAACTGCATGATCATCCTTTCCGGGATGACCTGGGCGCCGGCCACGAGCTGCGCGCGATCGTCAAAGATTTGCGTAATCAGCGGCATGATGTACTGCTCATTGCTGTTGTCTTGCAGCTTCAGAAGCTCTTGACGATCCTTCTCACCCATTCGCATTGCTTCACGAAAAAACGGCATTTCCGTTTCAATCCGCTGGAATCCGATCCGGTCCCGCAATGTCGCTTTGGCGTCAAACGCGGACGGCTGCAACGAAACCGGAACACCGCGGGCTCCCTTGATCCAAGCCAGATCGAGGCCGAGCTTCTTTTTTGGCGGGAACAAAGTCGCTCCCATATACGGAATGTTGTTGCTTGGGTTGTTGGTGACATACGCCGCAATTGCCGGCGCCGTCACGTAATCAAAGATAGTAGGCATGTATGATCGTTCTCCTTCCGCCGTACTAGGCGATGAATGTAATTTGCTTAAGGGCCGCGACCTCTTCGACCGTTGGAGCAGTTGGGATCTTTGCAAGATCAATAAAGCCATGAATCGTCATCGCGCCCGGAGCTGGTCCGTATGTGACGTCAACATCGTCAAACAGGACTCCTTCGGCGTTAGATACACCAGTGGTAGTCACGGCCTTTTTTGCCAGCTTCGTCGGGTCCTGCAGCACGTCGTTGCCGAGGATTGTGCCGGCTGGTACGATTTTACGGCCATCAGCGTTAGCTGTAATGCCCGTATTGTCCACAGTCACTGCTACGTTGACATAGTGATCCGGGAACTTGAGAATCTCCTTGCGATTCCCATAATTCGTTGTCACAAACTTGCTCATCCGTTATCACTCTCCAAAGTAAGTTTTTTGCGCATCCGATGTAGCTGAATTGGCTTTCGCGAAATCAGCTATCCGTTTGCCGAAGTCCGCGGCCTTATTGCCTCCGGAGCCTCCGCTTCCGCCGGAACCTCCGGCTTCGGTCGGGTTGAAGCCCTTGAACTGGAATTGATTGCCGCCTTTGTCTTCGGGAACAAACAAAAAAGCCTTGCTCGTCTGCAGGGCTTTGATTTGGTCGTCCAATCCGGTTTTGATGCCGCCGGCGTCGTCGAGCTCGATTTTTGATTTGTCGAGCAGTCCGGCAACGATATCCGGATCGTGGACCTTGCCGGCGAGCGCCAACTTCACGGCGGATCCCAGTCTCAACGCAGCAGCATCTGCCTCGTACTTCTCTTTGGCCGTCTTGTTGTCGGCTTGCAACTGCGTGATCTGATCCTGTAATGCCTTGTTATCGCCAGCTGACTTGCTGAGTGTTTCCAGCTGCTTGTCGCGTTCCCTCAACGTGTCCTCGGCCGTCTTTTTGGCCGTGTTGACGTCGTCAAAGCGCGCTTTCGGAATAAAGCCCTTCAACTCCTCGGCGGATGCAGCAGCGGCCTTCTCAGCCAAATCCTCCGACAGTCCTAATGCAACAAATTGCTCTTTATTCACGGTCGATTCCTCCCTATTCATCTTCGCTTGGTAACCCGGTCGCGGCCGGTGATGTCTTGTTCTTTAGCGTCCGCAATACCAAAAGGACGACTGAGGCCCCTGCAGTCTCAGCCGGAGCCCGTTTCTTCCTCAACCAATTTGTATTCGGCCTCCAGCGCCTCACGGGTACATACCCGAAGCGATCCGTCTGCCTCTTTGACGATGCATTCGCCCAACTTAGCAATCAATACGCTAAAGGCGCCACGGATGACGCGCAGCTGTACGCCAGCACTCGTATATTCAACGCTGGTCGGCAGCCCGGCAAAATCGATGATCGCCTGATGATTGCCGGACGTATTGTCAAATTCGATCGCGTCGATATAGACATTCTTCTTGTAGCGCCTTTGCATGCCGTCCTCCTCCTTCCTCCCAGGGAATGAAAAAAGCACCCTCGCCGCAGCGTGAGTGCCTTTACTCCTTTTCGTCATCCTTTTTTGTTTCATCCGGTTTGCTTTCGGGCTTGTGAATGACGATCTCGCCCTCTTCCCATGTGAACCGGTCCTTACGAATACCATCTTTTTCAGACATTCGGTATCACCTCCGCAATAATAAAAATAGCGCCGTTCTCATCTTTGGCGTCTATAATCTGGAACGACGTACCTTCTTGAAGCAAAAATTCATTCTCGTTTTCGAATTGGCTCAGTGGCATAACCGGCGCGCCTTTGCTGCCCGCTGGGACTCGAATCTCAAATCGAAGTTGTCCGCCGAAACTGGACGACTTTAATAAGCTGGTGCTTACAAAGCCGAGGTCGGAGAACACCATGCCGGGCATTTCGGAAGCCGGTACACCAAAGATATTTTTATTCATGCCGCGGTAAACCGTGATGTTGTCGGTTAACTCAAATTTGTTGAGCCCCGAGACAATCCCGGCAATCACGTCATCATACGAGATATCAGGTGATCCGGATCGTAATTTCCGATTGATCTTCGTATACGAGCTGCCGGTATAGGTTCGGATTGCGTCCGTCTCCACATCGGTTAAGCTCTTTCGCCACTCAGGGGACACCTCGCTCACCCAAGATCGCACAGCATCCGGATTAGAAAAAGTAAGATACTCAGGTGGCTTTATTTTATCACCTTTCGGCGGTTCTGACGATAGAACATACTTTTTCTCCCATTCCGGATACGTGGTATCCCCAGGTACATAGTACGTTTTCCCGTCCGCATCCCGAGCAATCCGCTCGCCGACGTCAACCTCGTCATCGAAATAGGCGGTTGTCGTTGTCCGGCAGCGAACATGGAACGGCGGATAGTTGACGCCGACCTGCATTTCGGAAAGCGGAAAGACCTTGGCGTCCATTTCCCGACAGATCGGAGTCGTTCGGCTGTCCAGCGTCGCCAGTACTTCGTATTTCTGGACGACGCCGCTTTCCTTGTAGCCGGCCATTGTCGCCTGACCGGTAAAAAAGGCACTCTCCGTTTGGACCAAGCGCTCCGCGTTGGACCGGGATACGTTCATCCGCTCGGTTACGTCTTTGACGGTGCGGTCGACGCTATCGCCTCGGATGAAGGACTGTGAAAGCTTCGTTTGCAGCTCCTGCCGAAGCTTGGTTCGATCATCCCATATCCGCTGCGACCAGTTACGGCCGTCCAGCTTGGCACCGAGCAACGTTTTCAGGCCGTCATCGTCGATCCGTGCGAAGGAAACGCCGATCCCTGTACCTTTTTGCAGCTCATACAGCGTGCGGTAATACGTATCCTTGTAAATGCCGCCCAGCAATGCACCCGTGCCCGCCTGACGTTTTCCGGCCAGCATTTCGACCTGCTGATTGATCTGTACCTGCAACGCCTCTAATCGGCTTATACGCGTCCGGAAATATACATTGTTCAGCTCTTTGGTCCACTGCCCGTCCGCATTGCTCTTCGCTTTGGAAGTGAACTCTTTGAGCGTCATCTTGAATTCTTTCAGCTCGCCGGTCGTAAGCAGCTTGCGGGCTTCGGCCATTTCGATTTCGTTGTTCTTGGCGAATCGGGCATAGAACGCTTCGATATCCCGCTTGATCGACAATGTCGCCCGCTCATACTCCCGCCGTTGCTCCCGATCGTAATCGTCGGCATTCTTGAATTGACGGGCTGCGATCTGCTCGGATCGTTTCGCCCAGTACTCGGCCGATTTCATTCGGCATCATCTCCGTCGGGCGGATTATCCTCACCCATTCCCGGATATTGCGTCAGCTCTGCTTTCTTCTGTTTCTTGATTCGCTTGAGTTCGGCCAACAAGTCCCGCACCCATGGATGCTGCGCTATCAGCGTTTCGTCAGATAGGATGCCGACGCTGTCTTTGATGGCTGAAATGATTGCAGCCTCATCAATCGGCATGTCGCGATTGTAGATGAATTCGACATCCTCGCCACTGTAATCGACGCCCGTTGTGTTATAAAGGTGCGTATCGATAAACCAGCGAAGTTGCTCAAGCGACGCCTGAAATTCCGTTTCGATCATGGAAGCATCCATGTCCAAATCGGAGTAAAGAAAGCGGAGAGCGACGCCGGAGGGGGCGCTGCCGATGTCCACACCCTGCGTATCCACACCGCGGCCGAACTCGTAGATATCCTTGCGGGATTGCTCCATGTGGACCTTGTATGCTTCAGTATTGATCTGCAACCCGATCGTATCGACGCCCCCTTCAGCTTCTACAAAGGCTGTTCGGTATGTCGCGATGTTTTTGCGGAACTCGCTAGCATTCGTACCGCCGTAGTTCCGGACGACATAGATACTGTCCGGCAAATCTTCGAGATTGTTGCTGTTGTCGGACTTGTTGCGGTCGTAATCGTCGACCAGCGACTTAATAATCTCGACGAGTGGCTGCTCTTCCTCGTTATACTTCCAGGCGATGAAGGGCACGCGCTCCCAGTTCATTCCCTGCTCTTTGTCACCCGCCTTTACGGTAACATGCGGGCTGATCGCGCCCGCTTCAACGTCCGGCGTCAACCCGGTACCGTCAGCCACATAACGGCGCACGCCATTTTTGTCCCACCACTCAATTTTTCGGACCGTCTTGCGCTGCAAACCTTCGTACACGATGACTTCGTAATCGCGGATCACCGCATCCAAAATCGTGTGTGCTTCGTCGGCCCACAACGGAACAATCTCCTGCGAACGCATCTTCCGGAATGACAGCGTGCCGGCCTCGTCATAGTATACGAACCACCAGGCGATCCCTTTATTGATCGCCTCTTTGCCCGTTGATTGCAGTTGGCGGTACATGGACTCAGTGAACACCTCATCCAGTGCGTCTGCATACTGCTTCTTGGCCGTCTGAATGCTCAACGGCTTGCCGAGCAAATAGCCAACCTTTTGGTCGACGAGCTTCCGAAGAAACGCATTCGCCAGCTTGTTGTTGGATAGGTTCCCGACGATTTCCTTCGCGCCGCTGGCGCCGATCGCCGTCCGCTTCCGCTCGAGGATGTCTGTTTTGTTCCGGTAATACCGTTCACCGATGTCCATCCATTTTCGCTTGTCGGATGCCCGCCAGTCGCCGATTTCGAGTTGAGTGATCTGCTCCAGCGTGGCCGCCGTGCGAGCGCCGCGGATAATAATATCTTCGATCTCTTTTTGCTCATTGCCAAACGGCCATAGTGTGGGCATCGCACTAACCCTCCTTTCATTGTTTGTCAGGGAAGAATACGCCGCTGCGTTCAGGCGGAGCGAACGCCAAAACGACTGCATCCGCCCTATCCGGGGAATCCAGTCCGCGTTTTTTCATTTCTTCTTTGCGCTCGATCGCAAGTTTTCCTTTACTGGTCATCCGATACTTGCGCTGTGACAGTTGCGTCACGAGGCGATCATCGTTTGGCAGTTCAACTGCTGCAGGCTGTCCCTGAATATGCTTCGAAAAAGATTCTTGCAGCAGATCACGCAAGTACGCCCACGTTTCGGTGCCTCGATTCTCAAAGTGTTCCTCTTCGTTTCGAGTCGGCTTGCTGCCGTTGTTGATCGGTGTGACACGCCACCCATTGAGCCGTTCCTCCCGAATGACTTCGTTCAACCTATCCGTCACCCCACCGCCGACGCCGCTGTCGTCCACTTTGATTTCGACGCGCTGCAGTTGCGAATAGTGGCGGAGCATCTCCTTGCCGGTTGAAATGACCCGCCCGGCCGTGACCATGGTGTCCTGCTTGTTGTAGCAGCGCAGCTTGAACACCTTCATGCCGATTCGCGGAGCGATGACTGTTTCATCATCACCGAAACGAGCCACGTCCACGCCCAAATGAAGCGTGTCGCCCTGCAGTTCTACCGTAGCATTCGCGGCCAGCTCCGCCAGCTCCAGTGCGATGAAGGCATCGGCCTCGGCTTTGGGAAACTCGCCGTACACCCTTACGCGAACGACGTCGCTGTCGGCACCGTACTTGTCGATCAGCATCTGGATGTTTTCTTTCGAAGTCCGTTTACTGTCTCGACTGTCGACCCTGTGCGTCCGGAATAATCTACGGTCCCGATTGTGCGAATCGTAGAAATACCCACTGGTGCGCGTTGGGTTTCCGCATAACAACATTTTATTGTCTTCGCCAGACAAGGTCCCCTGAATGGCTTCCATGATCGGATCAGCGACGCCAGAAGCTTCATCGACGATGAACAGCATATGATCTTCGTGGAATCCTTGCATGTTCTCGGGCTTATTGGCCGTGCGGGCCGTCGCAAACCACCGCTTCTCGTGACCGATCATGTAAACCTTGGTCTTTGTCCACTTAAGCAAGTTCCCGACCATGGACGATTCAAGCCACTTGGCGACCTCTGCCCACAAGACGTCATTGAGCTGCTGTTTCGTAGGAGCCGTACAGACCACCCTCGGGTTCGGGCGGCAGCACAAGAACCAGATCGCCAACGCGGCCTCGAGCCCGGTCTTGCCTACACCTTGGCCAGATCGAACGCTCGTGAACCGGAACTCCGCTACGTCCATCATGACCGCCCGCTGCCATTCATCCGGAGCAAAGCCAAGCATGTCCTCCGCGAAAGCGACGGGATCGTCCCAGTATAGGTCAAGCAGCTGCACGATGTCGGAAACGACATTATACGGTTTACTCATCGGTCTGAGCCTCCGCCGCTTGCACAGCCTTACGACGCTCCGCAATCTCCTTCAGTGCATCGGTCCAGCTTTGTGTCGCGCCAGCGCCACCTTGAAGCTGCTGCAGCTCGATCTGGAGAATAGCCGTTCGGACTTGCTTCTCCTCGTCCACAGCAATAAGCCGGTTCTTTAACTCGATAGCTTTCAACTTTTTTTCCTGAACACGTGTCAAAGCATCTTCGATGCGCAGAATATCTTCCAACGTTCGAAATGACGTTTCTTCGATCTGCGACTCGACCATCTTGTCCTTCTCTACCGTGATGGTATTGGTCTTTCCCGTTCGATCATCATGGACTTGTACAGCTTCCCTCACTGTTCGCAATTCCTGAAGCACACGCCGTTGCTTTTCCGTCAGTCCAGAATTCAACCGCTGGATCCGCAGAAGCATTCGACGCTCACGCAGAGACAGTAACGCAATGGTTTCGTCAGCTTGTATGACCGGATCTGTGTCGATGCTTGACAGCAGCTCCAATTCGTCCTCATCGAGCGCGTCCAGCCAAATCGTTTCATGTTCGCCGGTCTTAACAGCCTTTTTATTGCCGAGCGGCCCGCCGTTGCCCCCACGGTTACCCATTGCCTGCTTATTGCCCATAGGAGCTCCGCCTTTATTGCCTATGGCGTTCCTGTTCCCTTTCGGCGCTCCCATTCGTTTGGTAACGTTACTATTCGATTCATTGGTAACGTTACCGTTCAGGGAGGTTTCCCACTTATCTTGATTCTTCCACTTTCGGATTAAAGTGTCCCCGACACCAAGCGCAGCAGCAATGTCCTTGAGTAGTACCTTACCGCCGCTGTCCATCCACATACGTTCTGCTTCGGCGCGTTTCGGACTGCGTTCTTTGCCCACTACATACCACCACCCCCGACCCAAAAAGGCGAACCTCTACAGTTCGCCTTTTTGCAGCTCAATATCCATTTCTATCAACTTTCGGAGGTCGTCGACCGTGTTCATCTCAATTCGATCTTCCTGAAAGTCTTTTACCCAACGGGCTATGGCCGCCTTGACAACCTTCCGGTACTGCTCGCGAGATTCCATGATGCCGCGCACAACCTGAATTTCATGTTCCAACAACAAATCATCATTTTGCTTCGTCATATTGTGGCAACCCCGGCTTTCCGTTAGAATGGAAAACGAGATAGCGGCTTTTCGGAAATCCACGCGCGTGGTCTCCGCTATCTCAGCCGGGGGATACCCTGGGTCAAAGGGAGGACGTTAGCGCGTCCTCCTTTATTTTGGGTAAGGTTTATGCAATGACAAGATTTTTTTTCTCATTTTCCGGTTCATTGGCATGAGGTATTTGTGCTTACCGACCGTAATGTATACTTCCGCATGAGAATCTAAGTTCTTTCGAATCCACTCTATTTGTTGACTACCTGTCCCATACTTTGAATGGATTGATTTTGGGTGCGTTCTTTTGCCTCTAATAATGAAATAATGTTCTCCGCTTGTTTTACCTTCATAAATCCAGTTGGTTGCTTGATAAATGCCACCGTGATGATTCTGTTCAACATCCGCATAGCTTACAACAAGTTGAATATTAGGAGATTGTTCTTTCAAAAATTTGAGAGCTTTCGCGAGTATTTCAGATACGAATGACTTGTGATTGGTCAACGCAACCCGGGTTAACTCGCAACATTCCTTTTGAGTCAAACCGTACGGCGAGCCGATATGATTCGTGGCGCCCCTACTAAAAATTACAGCCCCGATGAACTGACCATCTTCCCATGCCCCAACTTTGACCATCTTACCGACAGGCATACATTTGCTATAGTGGAAATGTTCACAGGCAAATTTTGCAGCTTCGTATGTTGCCCATGTCACTTTCAGGTCAGTCATTCCCGCTCGAACTCCTTTCCGCAATGCGGACAAGTGACGAGTTTTGAACTCAGCACGCCCAAATCGCCCTGGTCTTCCGCTGTTCCTGTTTCGAATTGGGGAATCTCGATTTCGCCCAACATCTGTTTCAGGTCTACTTCGTCAAAACCAGCCAAGGATATATCCGCCCCTCCTTGTTGCAGTTCAACCAATAACTGCGTGAGAGCTGACTCGTCCCAATCTCCTGAAAGTTTATTCAAAGCGATATTCAGCAACCGTTCCTGCTGCTCGTCCAGGTCGACGACGGAAACGGCCACCTCCATATCGCCGCGGGCCTTCAATATTTTGAACCGCTGGTGCCCGCCGACCATGTTCCCGGTGCGTTGGTTCCAGACAATCGGCTCGACGTAGCCGAATTCTTCAATGCTTCGCCGCAGCTTCTCGTACTCGGGGTCGCCCGGCTGCAGGTCGACTCGCGGATTGTATGCTGCCGGATTGATCCGATCAATGGATATCGTCTCGATTCGCATAAACTTTGCCTCCCTTGAGCTGAGTCGGTTTTTGGAGAATAAAAAAAGCACCGGTTAGGGTGCTTTAACGGCTCTTTTAATTATGCTTAATTTAATTTCAATTCCATCGCTATCAAAAAAACTGATCTTGGCATTATTAGGAGCAATTGTAGTGATTAATTTCTCCATTATCGAACCTTTGAAGCCAATGCCCGGCACCACGATCTCATCGTTATGAATATTAACGACTTCTGAGTAATGATTCCCATATAAAGACCCTTCATGCTCATGCTTTGTTATTACCAAATCAAACACTTGATTCTGTCCGATGAAATTTTTTAATAATTCAACCTTACTTATTTGGGTTTCTGCTGATTTTTTTTTCGCTTCTGCATCAGCCCGATCCCGCTGTGCTGCAATTGCCTGTTGCTGCCCAGTCAGATGTTGTCTGTCAAATCTGAATGACATCTATTTCCACCCCCTTCCCAAAATACACCATTCGACACGTAGAAGGTAATTCCTCCCATATGTCGAATAGTTCTTTAGGAGGTGCTACCATTGATCGAAAAATACCCATTGGCGGACGAGCCCGGAAAAACCATGGTTGTGTTCTCGGGTGTAGCAGGTAAAGTCTACGGCCATATCATCAAGGATCGGACCGACAAGGCGCCGGCAAAGTTCCTCTTTGAAACGAGCAAATATGACTCCTTCGAGCTGCTGAAGGCAGATTACCCGGAGGCGATCAGCTGATGCTTGCCTCTGGTTTCGTACTCCGAACTGACCATCACCTGCAAGTCGCCATGCACAACCGTTCGCCCGTCGAGGTATGGCAGGAAGGCCAACTGCTCGACTATGGCGGACCGATCGAGGCGATCAACGAACAGTCGGTGACGATCAACGGCGTCAAGTATTTGCATGTCACATGCGATTTCAAGATCAGATGAGTACTTGATTGTCATTTGAGCCCTTCATAATAAGGTGGCTTTTGCCCCACAAAAAAAGGATAGTTTTTGATGAGCTAGATTAAGATAGAGTACCTAGAGGCTAAGTAGTAGTTTTAATTTAAAATTATAATTGAGTGGAGGCGTAGTATATTGGTGAAGCCAAAAAACATTCGGCATATGCTTAGAAATGAGAAACACTGGAACCCCTTCAGTGATCAATATGATGCTGCGAAAGTGGATCAAGATTTAAATAAATATTCTGAAACATTGAAGGAAAATCCGGAAGTAGCAGATCAAGACGATCAGCTTGCACTAAATATCGTGGAGAATGGGCCAATATTTAATATCATTTTTAAACAAATATATGATTACATGAGGGATGCCGTTGAGCGGACGAAGGCACATCCTGAACAAATTATGAAGTTCCTAATAAGTTTAGGGAATCATGACACTATTCTCATTAATAAAACTCTTGACGAAAAAATCCAACAAGACAATTCTGATGGTATTAAAATAGAGGAAGTTTCAGGAATCCAAATAGAAAGTCGAGATGGAAGGACTCAAGTCAATGTCGTAGGTGCATTTGAGATGCAGGTAGATCTCCTTAACAACTTACTGAATTACTTACGGTACTTCCTTAATACGAGGAAACTTCACGATAATTATGACGAAGATCACTTATTTAGAATTGCTGCTTATTTATACACTTCTTCAAACCTTTTGGTTTTGGTGAAGGATTCATATGACAGAATTACTTGGGAAGATGGAAGCATCAGAGAGTTTCCGGAAAATGAACTCCATCTGGTATTTAATAAACAAAATTATCTTAAGCTTCTTAAAGTCGGACAACATCGTATCGATCGAAATGTGTTGTCGACGATTATGGAAACTCAAACAATCTATTCGAAGCGCCTTGATTTTAAAGCACTTATTAACCTCAAGAGAAAGAAAGCATGTCTCTCAGAAGTCTTGGTGGATAGTCGAGGCTTCGTCTCGATCCGGGTTACCAGCACAGGGGATTACCCATTCAATGATGAAATGTTGAATGGATTAGCGACAATTGTTTCCTTCTATCCTCATATTCATTTGGAAGAATTAAAAGGTCTAGAACGGTTAACCATCAGGGATATTCTGAGCCTATACAGCGATTTGCTAGTCTTAGCGAAAGCACTGAGAGAAAGTTTACTAAATGTTGAAGATCCACAGAGCGGCAAAGAAATGAAACGTTTATTTATACGAATTAAGAAAAAAGAACTTCTCTCTTATTTGCAAAGTGTTACCTTATTTTCTAAATCGCAAATCGAGTCGTTTCTTTCAATTATAGAGTTTGATCTATACAATATAGATAAAAAAATAAGAATCAACCTCTGGACAAAGCCTTTGATAAGAACAAGAGACGTATATTTTTTGCTTCTTTCAAGTCTACAAGCACCAAATTACTTGCAACTCATCGATGAATGGTTAGAGTCTGCTAAGTATTCCTTGGATGAGAGAGGTAAAGCGCTGGAAAAGGTCATGAAGGAAGACCTACAAAAATATCTGAAGGGCAAGGGAAAATATGCAATAATTCCAGAGAAACAGAAATTTTATGCAAATAAGAGGGACTTCGAGGAAATTGACTTAATTATTTCTATGGAAAAAATGATCTTTATTGCGGAAATAAAGAATATTAAATATCCAATGGAGGCAAGGGATTTTCATAACGGGTACAAACGTTTAAAGGAAGGGGCGAATCAAGTTAAGAGAAAACGTGATTTCCTAATTAGGAATCGCTCCTGCTTCGATTCAGAGTTGCAAGGCATCGACGGAAAGAACATTCACGTAGCTGTAATTACCAATTATCCACATTTTACTGGAATGGAGATTGACGGAGTGCCAGTCATAGATTATTTGGCTCTACAAAGTTATATGAATAAAGGTGAAATCAAAGATTATAAAGTACATATCAATGACAGCGATGAACCTGAGATGGAAGTTATGAACACAGTAAGACTATGGAGTAATATGGATGAATTTTATGAGCGATTCGAAGCATATTTAAGACAGCCAACAATCGTAAAGAACTTAATAAAAGATGTCATATTAAAGCTTGAGAAAATTTCCCTCGATAAAGCATCTACTCAAATGTTCATGCAAGTTGCATCCCATAAAACTCCTATTCCTATAAGCTAAGCACGACCTTTCGAGAACAGCAGTATCCTCTACTTCTATTCTTGTGCACTGAATCAGCAGCCTATTGCAAAAACAGGCTGCTGATTTTGTTTAATTTGATTTTTTCTTCCGCCCGGCCGAGCAGTGTCGAAACGTTCCCGCGTGAAATGCCGAGCATACTTGCAATGTCCCCATGCCCGATCCCTTGTCCGGCTGCCATCTCATAGCATGCGCGCTCGAGCGGGGTCAACGTACGTAGTGCCTCTTCGATCTGCCACCGCTCCCAATCGGTGATGTTAGCCGGGCTGCCCGCCGTGCTCTGCATGACGTAAGACTGAATCCGAATTGGATCAATCGGCCGTTCCCGCTGATACCCGGCTCGACGCTCAACGCCCCTCTTGTTCCCAGGTCGACGGCCTGACACCAGCCATTCGATTGCATACTCGCAATCGCTGATCATGCTGCTGAGTAGCCCGCGTTCCGCAGCGTCTGTATTAAGGGTACGGAGCGCCCGCAGCATCCTCTTGGTTTGTTGGTAGCCATCGATTAAGTCCTGCATATGTCGCTCCGCCCCTCTTTGGTTTAATTCTTACTGGTGTTATCGAAATGACCTTCTTCGATTTCTTGCTTTAAGTTCTGCAGCACCAGCCGGACGTTTTCGTCTTTCGACAGCCTGCCGCAAAGATCAAGGTGCTCGATCAGTTTGTCTTTGTCGACTTGCTTCTCGTTCATAGATGCGGCCCTCCCGTCCAATTCCACAGCCCTTGCCTCCCCTTTGCCGGGATCAGCTCCGGTAGCTGCTTAATGTCGGTCAATTCCCAAGCATGGCGGCCAGTCTCGTAATTGCCGAACCTCCCCTCCTTCAGTCCGACCGGCTTTGTCGCTCCGTCTTCACCGTTGAAGAGTGCCGGCATGCTGCTTTGATAATCCTCGCCGATGGACCAGCATTCGGAGAGATTGCACGTCGCAACAACCGCACCGGTCGGCAAGTTATCCGCCGAAAATCCGTGCTCGGCCAGCGTCGATTTGATCGGCTCCCTCTCGCAAGCTTCGCGGTCGACTTTTTTGCCGGCATGGATCGCAAGCGTGCCGCGGTGCTTCGTCGGCCAACTGCGCGTCTCCAGATGTTTGGCGCCGATTGCGATCAGCGTCGCCCACGGCTGGATTATCGTTATAGCCTTCATCCCACATCGCCCTCCTTAATCGGCCGGAACGGCCCGATGTCCTCTCCTTGCGTACGCCTGTAGTGCATTCGGTCTTTGTCCCAACAGGGCTTGCACATCTTTTCCCCGGTCGCCATATCGAAAGCGTGCGGGTGGCCGACCTCCTTGGCAGTTTCATCACACCAGTCACATTTGACGAGCTTTTTCATCCACTCACCCGGTGCGGACTCCTGCATCCGTACTACTGCGCCATTATCATCCCGCGCGACCCATATTAATTCTTGCATCCATTTCGGCAATTTGCTTCTCCCCAATCACGTATTATCACGTATGAATTTTAAATAAAGTACAGTGGAGGATTGCAGCCAATCACCCACGCATGATCGTTTCATCAAGAGTATTTCGCCTGTATTTCCGCCCATTTTGAAGCCACTGCGCGAAGTGTCTGCTTTGCCTCTGTTTCACGTTCCTGTGCCTCTTCGAATAATTTAAAATCACAATACTGGAGCACCTTTTCCCGAATCAGGTCTTCGATGACTTCCGGCTTCAACGCGTCCAACTCCCAGCACTCATGACCAAATTCTTCAATGTACTTGGTCGCGCGGCTGTCTGTAAGTTTAGTCGGATTGGGTGGTGAACTATACTGCTCAATCTGGTCAAAATTCAGAGCGATCCGCTCAAACTCGATGGAAACGCCGAAGGTTTCCAACCGATCCACGATATCCCGGCTCATGTCCTTACCGCTTGGATCATGGTCGCCTAAGTGGATGATATGAATTTCCTTCTGGCCAGCAAAGTCTTCGAGCCGCTGCGCTGCACTCCACATTTCAGATTGACTTACGTAACCACGGCAACTGAAGTAAGGAATATCAAGCTTTTCGCACACTTGACCAACGATTCCGACCAGGGCGTCCTTTTCGACCCACACTTCGACGTAATTGTCCTGGTCTTCCCATTTGTCGATCGCATAACTGCGAGCCGCCGAATGAATGATGCTCCCGGGCGAATTCCAATGGCTGTTTTTCCGAAGATTGCGCGTCCGATCCTCAATCGCATCCCAATCGATCAAACCGGCCATCCGTCCGTCAGAAATTAGGTTCCCGAGATTCTTATAAGATCGTTCATTGTTCGGGATGACATCGCGAGCAACGAGCTGATAGTAAACTTGCCGAAGCGTCAACGAGTAGCCCTTTTCCTGATATTCAGCGATAATACCGTTTACCCGTTCGATCAGACGCAAACTTTCGGAGCGAAATTTGATCTCCCTGTAACAAATTTTCATGGTTATCCCACCCGCTCCTCAGCATCGTCCATGTGCCGCTGATTGTGAAACCCGAAAAAGCTCTTGACGTATCCGGCGACATCTTTGCATCCGGGATGAAGTTCTGCTAACTCGGAGGCGACGAGTGCAACATACGTCTGCACGAGTTGGAAGAATTCAGCCGCTACTTTCCCGCGATCCGAGTCTGCGGACTCCATGACCTCGGACAAGCGCTCGATGTCCCGATGCACGTTAACGCGCTGCCGGACCGGATTATCGCCCGATTGGACCGGCACCCGGAGGAAAACAAAACCGCGATGACTTTCTCGGCTTGCATCCAGCTCCCGAAGGCGACGGTTTAACTTTTGAATTCCGTCTTCGGCAACATCAATGTGTGATGTTAACCGCTTGTTCTCGCCCTCCAACAGCTCGATCTGAATAGCAGCTTTTTCCCCTTGTTCGAAAGCTTCCGCGACCGCCTTATCACGGGCTTCCGTCAGCTCGGCGACAACCAAGTTCAGCCGAGCGATCTCCAAATCCTTCTCCGCGATCAGATCCAACTCGGCCTCGCTGATGAATTTGGCCGTCGCTTTCTCGACTGCGCGCTCCTGCTGCTTCTCAAGCTGTGCAAAAGCTTCCGCAATTTCCTGCTTACTCTCTGCGGGGGCCACCGCCTCAGACAGTGCCCCGTCTGCTGGTACTGGTTCGGCCAAGACCTTATCCTCAGCGGCCTTTTCTTTGATTCCCCACTCTGTGAGTTTGGCGTAGAACGGGTCCGTATTGGCTCCGAGCGATCGCATGATCTTGGTTCGCGACTCGCCTGCAACCCGACGGGCTAGGTATTGATCCCGTGTAAACTCATCCAACCGCTTTTTCGACATGGCGGCCTCCTCCTTGTTGCGGTCCATGATATGCCACTCCCGCAGCTGCTTGGCGAGTTTTTCCTCCTCATTGTTGAACCAGCTTAGGGTTAGTTCTCTGCGATTTTTGCCTTCGATCCTCAGCTGCAGGTAATCATCCTTGGATAGCGTTGGCTCCCATGGTTTGATCTGAGGACCTGCCTTTTGAGCGAGGCGTTCGTTCAATGCAGCCATTTCTTCCGGGCTCAGTTGGCCGGGTACCACCGGCCCGTTTGCTTTGCTGCGAGCCTCGACCTCTTTGTCAACCATAGGAATCCGTCCGCCTGCTACAGTCAAGATTTCAATACCCATCGTGTTCCCCTCCCGATGTTAACGCCCCTGCCAAACGTTCGGCGGGGGCGCATTTGCGTTTCTTGATGTTGATTAATGCCTTTGTTCGTCCGGGCATATCTAACGCCTTAAACGGTGAATATAAAGGTCATCAGAACGACTCGTCTTCGATCCGCTTTTGGACGAGGGCTTTGTACTTGCTCCAAGCTCCCGAAAGCTGATTAGACGTGATGCCCAGCGATAGGGCGATTTCCTTCCACGTCTCGCCATTATTCCGCCGCTCGAGCAGCGCCGGGAAATCATGATTGATACCTTCAAACCGAGGTTTGTTGATCAGGATGTAAGTGTCCATATCGACAGGGCCGGCATCAGGAGCCTGCTGCTCGCCGGTAGCTCCGTCCTCCTCGGCGCCGTCGGTCTCATTCTCGTCCGTCTCGCCAAGGACCTCGCGTTCCCAATCGCTCAGTTCGTCGCCGTTGCCCTCGTCGGCGCCGCCCCAATCCAACTCGCCCTTATCGCTAAGGTCGTCGCCTTGGATGTCTCGCAGCTCGCCGCCTGCGCCGATCAAATCCTCGATCGCGTAGCACCCTTGATTGGTTTCGAGCCCAATCGCATCCTTGATGTCTCCGCCTAGAACGACGCCCATGTCTTCGCCGTTGACATATTTTTTTGGCGTCCGGCCGGTGCCGTTAACGATCGGGAAGATGTATTCGATCAGGTTGTAATCAGCGTCCCCGGATTCCTCCTGCCCTTCCTCCGAGCCGGTGCGGACCGTGATCACGATCTCTTTGCCGGAATATTCATCGCTGACAGTTCCGTCTGCTTGGTCGTTGGATTCGGCCCCTTCCTGACCCTCGGCTACTTCTGCCGGCTTCGGCTGTCCCTCGCCGTCGCCCTCTTCCGATTTGACGTCGTCAATACTGAGCTGCTTGCCCACGGTCTCGACAACGCCGTGCTGATCGGCCGTATATGTGATCTTGCGCCGTTCCGGACGTTCTGCGTCCAAGTCCAGCTCTTGCTGCGGGTCTTCGAATGTTACATGAAGCTGCTGACCTTTCATGCGCACCAATTTTCCCAAGATCGAATCGGAGGTACTCTCGGGAAGGATCAAGGTAACTTTGTTTTTCGATGCCATATTGAGTCCGTCAAATTTTGCTGAAAATTCCGTGTGTGCCATGCTGTTCACTCTCCTAGTTGTCTGATTTTGACCTCGATGCGAGGTTTATGACTATATCGCTTGCGGGCATAGGCGTCCACGACTTGACTGTCGTCGACCCACATCACGCCCTTGAGCGCGTCTTTGACGCCTTTCAAGTAGTTGTCAGCGTCAGGCTTGGATACCGGGTAAATTTTACCGGCCTCGGCCAGTGCGGCCCGTTTCTTGTTGAATGACTTCGGGATAGACCGGTAGGCGATTATCATGACGGCGAGCGGACCTTCCAGCAGCTTCGGCGGTGCATGCTCGGCAGCGGCCAAACGGACATAGTCCTTGTAGTCCCGGCTCTTTGCTGGGTCGTACAGTCGAACAAAGCCACCTTGCGTTGAAGCCCTTGGACGCCCCTGAGCAACCGGCTCTCCGTAGACGGTAAACTCGATCATCGGGACCGCCTTCCCCGCCTGCGTACCGGCTTGGCATACCAGTTACGGAGCGTGTACACCTCGCCGATCACTTCGCCGCGATGCTTGACGAGGAGCCGGTTCCGAGTCTGAAAAATCGGATCAAGCCTTTTTTTTATGCCCATCGCTTCCGATTCCTCTCTTTCGTGGACGATGGCTTCGCCTTTTGTTGGCTTTCTTCGTGCGTCCTATCCAAATCCGCAAACTTGTTGAATTGCTTCAGGAAAGCCAGTTCGACCGTTCCGACCGGACCGTTCCGCTGCTTGGCGATAATGATCTCGATGATATTTTTGTTTTCGGTTTTTTTGTCGTAGTAGTCGTCCCTGTAAAGGAACGCCACGATATCGGCATCCTGCTCGATCGAGCCCGACTCTCGCAAGTCCGACATCATCGGCCGTTTATCCTGCCGTTGCTCGACCGCCCGACTGAGCTGCGACAGTGCGATGACTGGAACATCCAGTTCGCGAGCGATTTGTTTGAGCGTCCGGGAGATATGGGAAATCTCCTCCTGCCGATTGGTTCCCGGGCGTCCGACGCCGGTAATCAGCTGAAGGTAATCGATAAGGATCAGCCCCAACCGCCCGCCGCGGTCCTTTTTAAGCTGCCGACACTTGGAGCGAATCTCGTTGACCGTGACGGTTGGCGTATCGTCGATGTGGATTGGTGCGGAAGCAATGACCCCGATGGCCGTGGTGACTTTCTCCCAATCCTCCGGCAACAGCATCCCCGTCCGCATCCGGCTCGCGTCGATGTTCCCCTCGGCCGAGACCATCCGCCCCATCAACTGCACGGCCCCCATTTCTAAACTGAAAATGGCGACATCCTCGCCGCTGCGAATGGCGACATTTTGAGCAATGTTGAGCGCAAAGGCCGTCTTCCCTACGGATGGCCGCGCCGCCACGATAATCAGGTCGGATCGTTGGAAACCCGCCGTCATTCGGTCCAGATCGCGGAAGCCTGATGGTATGCCGGTAATCCCTCCGGCGTCTTTATTCAAGCTCGCCTTTTCAAGATTTTCGAAAAATTCAATCCCCACATCTTTCGTCGACCGGAAAGGCCGGCTAATGACGGATTGAGTCGCCAGCTTTTCGGCTCTGTGTTGCATAAGGGCAATCAACTTGCTTGGGTCATCCGTCGCCCATGCCTCTTTTTGGAGCCGATCAATCGACTTGATCGTTTCACGGTGGGTATGCTTTTCTTTGACAATGCCCGCATAATAGCTGATGTTCGCCGCCGTCGGGACGGAGTTGGCGATCTCGCTCAAGTAGCTAACCCCGCCGATACTGTCCAATTGCTGATTGTCTTGCAGTTGCGAGCTGACCGTGATCATGTCGATCGGCTCGCCTGCGTCGTAAAGCTCCAGCATGGCTTTGAAGATCGTCCGGTTTTTGCTGTCGTAAAATTCGTCGCCGCGGAACAGGTCGGCCGTTGTATCCATCGCTTCCGGCTCCAGCAGAACGGCCCCCAGTACAGCCCATTCCGCCTCCATGTTATGCGGAGGTACCCGTTCTTCCGGCGGAGTGGGAGGCGGCGGTATGTCGGGCATCATGTAGTCATCCATCCGCTCGCCATTTCGCTTTCAGCTCTGCAACGCAAGGCGGCAAGGCAGGCAGGGGTAGGCTCCGATCCCAGTCATAGGCCGCGAGCATCGCCCGGGTCTCTTCGGCATTTGGAATATCCGGGCCGCGTGCTTCCTCTGCCGCCAACTGAGCCAGCGCGCCGGGATGCGGTGGGAACCGGTTATCGGGATTGCGGATATAGGCCAGTAGGTTGTCTTCCGCCAGCTCGAACGGAACATCTTCGAGTGTCTGGCGCCAAAGCTCGACCTTGTAGTCGTCATAGGCAAATACGCCGCCATAGGCATTCTCAATTACCAGAAAAATCTTCCTGATCTCGCTTTCTTTCACGTTCCTCGGCCTCCCTGATTTTCTGAGCTGCGAGTTCGTTCTTGCTTTGCTGCCGGTTCTTCTTCGATTTGGTGCGCGGTCCAAGGGCGACCCCGATCGTCGGCGCGTCGGTGGTTATGGACTCTTCGCCAAGGGTGACCGGGGAGAGTGGCACTCCCTCGGGGAATGGCACCCCATCGGTTATGGCTTTTTGCGCTTCCCAAGCTTCCGCGATAGCTTCGGTGTAGTAGGCAAAGGAACTGATCTTTGCCCCTTTTGCGGTCCGCTCCTTGTGGAGTGTCTTCATGACATGGACGATTAAGGGGACGGGCACCCCCTTGGTGATCGTTTTCGTCATAAGTGTTATATCTGGCGGCTTGACATGAATATCGAGCTTGCCGTGAATCTCGCAATAGGCGCTGAACAAATTTTCGAACGGATCGCTCGTATTAATAGCAGTAGTAGTAGTAATAGTAATGTCTTTATTAGATAGGCCACTTTTGGCACTTCTCTCGGCAGAGATAGGCCATTTTTGTCCCATCTCTTCATCCAGATAGGCCATTTTTGTCCTTTCTCTCGGAGGAGATAGGCCATATTTGGCACTTCTCTCTCCGACCTGTTTTTTATTCTTTGCCACACGGATGATTTCGCCGTATGGAGCGCGGATTGAAGAAATGTACATCTCATCTTTCAACCGCGCCAAGTTTCGTTTTACCGTTCGTTCACTTGAACCTAGTTCATGAGCAATCTGTTCGTGTTTGACAGGAACGCCCCCGAGAACAAGCCCCCACCGTTCCCCGTTATCGTCTACCTCTTCCGTGGTAGTCCGATCAATAAGCCAAAGGAATTCCCATATGGCAGGGCCGATCCGCTCGCGATGCTCGAACAGTCCGTTGGAAACCGGAATGATATGGTTGGTCATAGATGGCCGATCCCCTCCCTGCCCCTATGGTCTATTAGGTGATCGGAATCACTTTAATCGACTTGGTCTGCCGGTGAACAAGGTGAAGGGACCGCGGCAGCCGCTTGCTGACGAGCCAGTTATCCGGATCGGAGCAAACAGAAGCGATCATCGTTTTCTCGCGCCTCGTCGGGCGCTTACCGTTCTTCATATCGCACGCTCCCTCTACAGCTCATCTTCTTCGTCCGCAAACATCTCGTCGAAGCATTTTCCGCAAACTCCTGAAATAATGAGTTCTCTTTGGTCTGCGCTTAAGTAAGGGAAAACATCCTGCGCATGAGCTCCGGCGCGGTACTTGCTTAAATCATTGGGTTCAACCTTTACTTCATTCTGACCCGAGCATACCCGGCAAGTAATATTCAAAGTCTCTAGCATCTATATCGCACGCTCCCGCCTTGTTTTGTCTTGCCAGTCCTTCGGCAGCCCGCAACGGCGAGCTGCTATCTCGTAATGCCGGCGGCCGTGGACGAACGAAACGAATCGATCCGTTTTCCGCTCGTAATACATGCCGTTCAGTGGCGCCTGACCGGCCGGAGAACGCGCACGTTCTGGCTTCTCCGTATCGATGCCGGCGAATAGGTCGAGCTGTTCCACCTTCATGTCAGCGGCCTCCTTGTATCCTCACAAAGCACGTATGGGCGCTGTGTCCGGATCGGCTTGTAATGCGGATAGGACTTTTGTAAATACCGCATAATGGCCTCTCGTCGCTCCTCCGGCGTCGAAAGGTCCCAAATCGCTTGTGCGATCAGGACCTTTGCAGGCTGCTCATCGATCATCGATCTGCCACCCGGACGACCGCGCCGGTTACCTCCTGTATTTCACGGCGGAAGCGCTCGGCGTCGCTGTTGCCGTCGCTCAGGTGGAGCAGCCAAACTTCGCGCAGTGAGCTCATGTCATTTGCCCGCAGGAAGTGTTTGACGTTATCCAAGCCGAAATGGGAGGTAAGCAGCCGGCGCTTCTGAGCCGGGTGAAACTCGCCGGCCGCCACCCTCCGGTTTACGATATCCAATGAATAATTGCACTCGATCATCAAATGTGTGATGCCGCCGAACCGGTATTTGCAATAGTACGTATCCGTCAAAAACACCAGCTTGTCACCGGTCGGATTGGTCAGGAGGAATCCCAACGGCTCCTCCACATCATGCTGGACGTCGAACGGAAGAATCGTCCATGTACCGACATTGAACTGCTTGAGCGCTTCGACGGTCCGCAACCGATGTCCAGAAATCCCGATTGCGGACGCCGTCCCTGCGCTTGTATAAACGGGCACCCCGGCGCGCATGATGTCCATGGCCGCCTTGCTGTGATCGCCGTGCTCGTGGCTGATCAAGCACCCTGCGAGCTGTGTCACCCGAAAGACGAGAGCTCGCTGGATCTCCTTGTACGGCAGTCCGGCCTCGATCAGCAGCGTCGTTCGGCCGTCCGATACCCGATAGGCGTTGCCGGCGCTGCTGCTGGCGATGGAATGGATGTCGATCATTAGAAATCGAGCTCCATTTCGTCAACGCTTGGCTTTGGCTTCTCGGCATCTCCTATATTGGGATTTGCCGGGTTATCTTGCGTAGGCTCAGGCTTCGGCGGAGCTTCTTCCTCCTGGGAAGCAGTTGAAGCAGGCTCGGGCGAAGCGCCGGCCGGGGATACGTCGATAACTTCGCGGTTGGCGTGCTCCGCGATTTCTCGCTTCACTTCCGCGTAAGCCTCGTCCGATGCTTCCTGATAGGTCAGCTCAACAAAAGCATTGCCGAAGTCTTTTGGAACCTTTTTCACAATGTTATTTCGCATTTTGCGAATGATCATCGACTCTCTGCTTTGCGGCTCGGTCCACGCTGGGCTAATGTACTCCTGTAACTCAGGGTCATCCAGCGTACCAAGCCCAAGCGACTTCGCTTTGTTCAGGATTTCGGTCTTCCTAGCAGCAATATTCTTCTTTTGCTCCGCCGTTGCCCTGAAACGGTCCGCACAGACACCGAATGTTTCATTCATCATGTTATTGTTCATGTGGGCAATCAGGTTTCGAATCACGTCATCCCGTTCTGAAATGTGAAATTCGACAGTCCCGTCTACCTTCAAGATGGGGTACACGACCCGAACAACATCGCCCTTACCTTTTGGCGACCATTTGGGGGGCTCTACATCGAATCCTGTATATACAGGGTATGTAAAGTCATCCGCCTCCCTGACAAGCCAGTATTGCCCCACTTTTTTAATGTCACGCCCGAATCGAGCCAGGATCGCATCATTGCCATCGCCTTCAATGCCCATTTCAATTTGCTTTTTCCAAAGCGTAACGTCCTGTCCGTTCTCTTTTCTCTTAACACTGATATTCCGGACCGAAAAGAATACTTCCCGCGGGCTCGCAGCTGCGTTGAGCTTTAACGAAGCGACCTGAATAAGAGTTTGAGTAATATTGCTGCGATCGAGCTGATCGTCATTCCACGAAATCCCCTTATTATCAAGTGCACTATTGATCGAAGAAATGGCATTCAGGACACACGATTTGGAATACTGATCCATCTGGATGCCGTTTCCCGTAAGCTGCCGCTCGATCATCGGGAAATAGTTGTCATTCACCTTTGTAAGAACTGTAGAAAAATCGCTCATTCTTCGTTTGCCTCCTCGTCTTCGTAAACAAAGCGAACCTTCTTGCCGCGGTGTTCTTTCAAAAAAGATTCCAACAGACTGGCGAAATCAGAAGGTCCCAGTAAATCACGTTCCAAAATCGCATCTTCCGGGCACTCACACAGCGGACCTGCGGACATCCATTCCTGTCCGTCGATGAACAGTGTTTCTGTTCGGGCGTCCACATAACGGGCTTGGCCGGTCACAACCTTAACTTCGACAATGTCGCTTTCCCCGTTCATGCAATCACCTCGTTATCCACGACGAGCAGATCGTCTTCACCTGTACCAGCAGCCTCAATGCGCAATTGCTTATTCTGTTTGGTCCACTGCTCTTGTGCCTTCCGAATGCTGCCGTGCAGGGCAATGAGGCTTTCCTGCGCTTCTTGCGGCAGGTTATCAAATGCCGGAGGAACGATCAGCCGGATAACCTGGGCGGCCGTCTCGGCCAGTTGCGTAACAGCCTCAGCGTTATCCACGAAAATCGGGGCCGAAACTCCGTAATGCTGGCTCAGGGTATTGATGATGTCGATACCAACATTAATCCGTGCAGCATTGTTGAGACCCTTGTCGTAAGGGACGCCGTTGTACAACGTCTCGCAGCACTCTTTCAGGCCCCCATTGACCTGTTCCTCGAACAATCTGAATCGGGCAAATCGGAACTTGCTGTCGATCCGTGATTGCAGCAGATTGACCTTGGCACGCGTGAACTCCTCGGTCAGATAAAGCTCGTGCTGCAGCTGCTCGTATTCACCGGCCAACTTGCTCTCCTGCTGTTCCAGCTCCACGATCCGCGCCTGCTGCTTGCGGACCTGCTCGAATTTGGCCTTGTCTGACTCGAACGCGCTAACCTCGCGCTGCAGATCGGCGACAGCCCGCTCAACCCCTGCTGCCGCCTGCTGACCGTTGACGCGCAGATCGGCGATCTCGACCCGGAGACGCTCCGCCTCCTCCTGGAACCGGGCGAACTCCGGATCGCTGGCCGGGTCCTGAATGCCGGCGCGTAGCCGCTCCAGCTCGGCATTCGCCGCGGCCGCCTGAGTCTCCAACGGTTGAAGCTCGGCTTTGGCGTGGTCAATATCTCGGCGGTACCGGTCATTCTCGCCGGCCAGTCGCTCCGCCTCTGCTTTGGCCGCTTGGCCGCGGCGCTGGATCGTCTCCAACTGCTCAGCTTTAGCTCGATTGAATGCCGCGAGCGCCTTGTCTTGGGCCTCCTTGCGCCGCTCCTCCGGGAGAATTTGGCCGCAAGAGGGACAATTGTCGTCCGCAGTGTGAACGTGCTCGGCAGCCTTGGCCGCCGTAAACTCGGACCGAAGCTGCACGCGCTTCTGTTCCAAGTCCTCAATGCTCTGCTGATTGCGGTGAATTCGATGATCGCCGTCATCGATCAAGCGCCGCAGCCGGTCAATGCCCTGATGGAGCTGGGAAACGACATCCCGTTGACTGGCGACCGCAATCAGCGCCGCAGTCTGCAAACGGTTTTTGATCGACAGCTGCTCGGTTTCGATTTCGCGGAGCCGGCGCTCCTTGACTGCGATCTCGCCGCCATCCTTAATGCGGGTAAGCTCTGCATTCCGCTCCGCGATCCGCGTTCGCAGGGACTCGATGTCTTCCTTCAGTAGCTCCTCGCTCAGATCGGCAACGTTCGGCATGGCGCGCTGCGCCTCGCTAATACGAGTGGGGATGTCCTTGATATCGCCGTTGATGCGAGACATGCGGCTCTTTAGATGATCCTTATGCTTCTCCGCGTCTCGCTCCTTCAGCACAGACTCCAACGGAGTGAGCTCAGGCTTGCTGTGCAGCACTTCGGCGTCCGACACGCCGCCGCAAACTTCCAGCAGCAACTTCCGGCGGGCTTTCCAGTCAAAATGCTTGTCGTCGTTGAAATAGGACGGGTTTGTCAGGAGTTTGAATAGATCCTCCGGAATGAGCTCGGCGACCTCGGCGTCATACTCGCCCTTGCTGACCGGCACCTCATCAACGTAATAATCCGTTTCATGACCGGAGAACGTTTCCCGGAGCGCGCCGCGCTTCTTGGTCCACTTCTCGGCGAATACCCGCCGGAAGGTGCGGCGCCGACCGTCGACGAGCAGGACGCCCTCGACCTCATGCTCGAGCCGGTGCTGCCGTACTTTGCCGGACGAGTCGAGCTCCTTAATTTCGAAATTGGTATTGTTGGCGCTATCCTTGCCGAACAGCAACCACGTAAAGCCATCAAAAAGCGTTGTCTTGCCGGTCGCGTTATCGCCGTAAACGTCGAGATTTCCGCCGTTCGCATCTAGTGCGAACTGACGGAAACCCTTGAAATTGCGGAATGTAAGACGATCGAGCAGAATTTTTTTCATGCCGGTACCCGGATCAGGTCCGCTACTGCCCGGAAGGATTTAAGCTGTACGTGCAGCCGTTCCAGCCGGGAAGCAACGTTTTTCAGATTAATCTCTGCATCCGTGAGTGCTTCCCGCTCGTTCGTGGTATACTGGCGCGCTTGAGCAGCGCGAGTTTCAGCGTTTTTGCCATCCAACATATTACCTAGCAGCAGCGAATCCTCTTTTTGCTGCAACACGTCCTTTGCCGTAATCAGCCGGGCGTGAGCCAGCAAAACAGCCTCTTCGGCCTTCTCAATCTCGTTCGGAAGAGCTATCAGACGTTGTACAAGTTCCTGCTTGGTCATAGGTGCCTCCTTGTCGCCCCCATAAATCCGTGCTATTATGGGGGCATCTACATGTTTTGAAGTAGCCCGTTGCCGCGGGCTATTTTGTTTTGGTGCCGTTCTTACACGCGCGGCGGCCAGTTCCATTGCCCCGGCTCATCGCCTAGCTTTACATCACGATTGAAATACATACCTTCCGGATTCAATACACAAAGATGTACAGTTTGCTCGTCGACAACTGCGGTTACGATCGCGGCGCTTGGCTCACTCTTGTGAACACCATCCGCCGATCCGTGCCGCTGATAATGCACGATTCTTCCAACACTCGGAATCATGGGAACCCTCCTTCCCTATGGTTTGATGCGTCAACCGCATCATCCAACGCCCGAAGTCAACGGCCAAGGGGGACGAAGCCTCGTTCGGACGCTGGATGATACGGCCAAGGGCCATATATTTGTCAAAGAACAATGCGGATATCCGCGAGCAACGTCTCACGACGTGGCTTTCGGCCGGTCTCCCTCCGGACTCGTCAGGCGGTTAAATACCAGCCTCCCGGGCTAGTTGTTGGATCGCCCGCCGGCTGAACAACTTGCCACCGTAACTTATCAGGTCCTCTGTATCACCGGTAATTATGCAACCCGGTTGATATTTCCGGAGAACGATCCGGTCACCATCCACGAAGATTTCCAAAGCATCCTTTTCCTCAATTCCGAGCGTCTTCCGCAGCTCCATCGGAATAACGACCCGGCCCAATCCGTCCATTTGACGTACTATTCCAGTTGCTTTCATGCTCCTTCTCCCCCTTTGTTCAGGTCGTCCCACTCGCGCCGGCTGACGTTCAGGATGTTCCAACCAAGCGACTCCATTTCCGTCGACCGGTCATAGCTTTCAACGTCCTGAGCGGCCCGGGTTACTGCGCTGCTGAGTCCAAAGAGGGAAAGGTCCCCGCCTTTGATGAGGTGCTGGAGCACGTTGTCCGACTCACCTTGGTTCAGGCTCCATTTTTTGGCCGATAATTCAACGACGTCCTGCAGCCGTCCGGAAATCTCGGCCTCGGTCGCCTCCTTCATTTTGTCGACGACAAGTTTGAATTTCGCCTCATCGACGGCCGCCCGCACGGTGTCTTGAATCTTGAGCATGAAGGCCCGATCGTCCGACTGTAGCGTCTCGTCGCGGAACAACTCGTAATCGTCGGTCGTGTTCTGGCGCCCAACGTGGTACCGGCGCTGGCCGAGATCGTTGACGACCATTCCGTTCAGGCAAACGAGCCGGAAAACAAGTGGCTGAACGCTGACCGAGCCGTGGCCTACTTCCGAATTGCTTATCAAAATGCCGGCTTGCACGATGTCGCCCTTCCGGACCTCTGCTTCTAATCGTGGGTTGACGACTTTCAAGTACATACGGCTATCGGTCAGCTCGGAGCTTTCGATCCGCGCCCCCTTCATTTCGCCGATGATCGGCAGGACTGCCATAGCAATCTCATGGTTGTCGATCCGGCGGTACCGGTCCGAAAGGAAAGCACGCGCCGTGCCGTCCAGCGTCCGGACCATCCGACGGGTCGGTTGCTTGTGCAGCCATGCGTTAACGTTAGCCGTAAGCAGGTCGGGGTACTCCGTCCGCATACGGTCGTAATATTTTGCGGGAATGTTAAGGTGGGTGCCGATTTGCCGATGTGCTATATCATTGAGGCTAAACCGGTCAATGTTGGTATGAGCTCCGTCGGCGCGGACGATGTCGAGGTTTGGCTCGCGGCCATCGATCGCCATGCGGATTTTGCTAGTATCCGAAATAAAGTCGCGCTTTACATTGTTTTGGCGTTCCAGTTCTGCCGCCATTTGCTGCAACGTTTTTCCAGCTTTCATAGTCCAATGTCCCCCTTGCCCGTTTTCCGCCACTGCGGTATACTGGGTGTAATGATATTTGCTTGCTTTTCGATTAGCCGCCCCGCCAGGCGGCTTTTCTCATTTTCTGATTCTATCCGCGCTAGCAGTTCCGCCTCGAGCTGGGCGATCTCCCCTTCAAGCCAATCGCGCGCAGCTGGCAGAACATCGGAATCAAACCATTCCGGACGATAAGCCGTTGCCAAGACCATGCTATCCAGTAATTCGATCCTGCGATTCGTTTCGGCTATTGCACAAAGTTCTAGCATGTTGTGCCTCCTTTCTACCAAACCGAGCACTCGTTGAGAGTCATAATCTCCGTTTCGATCAGCACCATCATGGCCGGGCGCATTTGATAGCGCCGAAGCTCCTTTTGTACCAAAAGCTTGCCTTTTTCTGTACATTCGTACCCGCTATCGCCGAGGACCATCAGGCCGTCCTCAATCAGTTGACGCCGGCAGCTCGCCAGCAATTCTACCTGAAAATCCATTTGTTCAGGTCGCAACGCGTTCACCCCCTCCCGCGTAAGTCCCGTTCGATACGCTCTGCACCGCTACCAGCGCGGCATGCAGGCGGTCATCCGAATGGTCCACCGCCCGAAACTGCTCAACTGTTTTGTATTCCCCGGCGTCGTCAATCTTCCGGAAGATCGCCACATCCACCCCGCAGCCACTTTGTGCGGACACGCTTACGATGAATGGAGCCCGCAATGGAATGCTGACCGCCATATGAATCAATTTCGCAATGCCGTTCATTCGGTTGATCTCCTACCTTCCTGCAGAGCCTCGATCCGGGCGCATATTTCGTGTTGCCATTCGGCGTCGCCAACATATGAAGCTTGAAGCGACAACTCGCAAAGGTCTTCCAGCTGCTCAACCAGTCGGGCATTCGCCCGCATGCAGTGTTGTAGGTCTTGCTGATCTCGATCGGGCAGCTTGTCATAGCCACCCAGCTTGTTGGCCGTGACGTGTATTTCCATTAAACGGCGATGTATGGGATGGACTCGAATCATGCGATCATCCCCTGTCCATTAAACTTCCTTGCTGGATTGGCTTGCGGCGATTAGACTCGCTTCATACTCGAGCAGCCACTCCCGGCGAATGCGGTGCTCCTGACCTTCACGATAACTTCTGATCCTTCCAGACCATACACGACGTCGAATCGTCATCACGCTGTACTGCAAGTACTCTGCGGCATCTTTAAGCGTTAGGACTAGAGGCAGTTGGTCCACGGCTCTAGGAATAGCCTGATCATTTTGGACTAGAATCTGTTGCTCCATGATGATAATTCCTCCTCCCATCCAGCTTGCAAAGGGTACCGCCCGACCCTGTCAGGCGGTGTGTTCATTGATTTCGAATAAGTATTCCACCGAGCAATTAGGGAAAAAATGAGTTTTAATCTTTAACGCTTCGTCGATAGTAAATCTCGATTTCCCTTTTGTTTTGTCGATGACTGTTGCATAACGTACACCTAGGAATTTGGAAATATCTCCTTTTGTTATGCGTTTCCTTGCCATCTCTGCCTCAAGATTAGGAAACATCGCCCGACCTCCATTAAGTGTTCAATTGCGTATCGTAATTTGATAATATGCTCAATTGCGTACTTTGTCAACCCAATTCAATACAAAAAGTGCGATATTGAATATTTACTTTTGAATGTGATGGTATTATACTGGAAACAGAAGTACGGAATTCCGTATATTCCAAGGAGGATTATTTGTGAAAAGGGCCGAGATATTAAAGCAATTAATCGATAAAACTGGATTAAATACAAAAGCTTTTGCTGAAAAAGCTGGACTCCCATATACGACACTTCGTTCCATGTTAATGAGGGGGGTAGGAGGGGCATCTGTTGTAAATGTAATTAAAGTTTGCAAAGCACTGGGGATAACTGTTGAACAATTAGAAGAGATGGCTTCGACCGATAATTACGATATCAAAACCATTGCAGCCCATCACGATGGAGAAGATTGGACAGAGGAAGAACTGGAGGCAATTGAGAAGTTTAAAAAGTTTGTTCGTTCTGAACGCAATAAGGGGTGATTTTATTTGTATGAAAAATTGCTTTCACTTGCGGATCACTTCGGATTGAAGGTTGTGGAGGATACACTACCCCTTCGATTAAAAGGTTTATACGCGGACGGTGTTGCATGTATTAATCGAAAAATACCCTACGTCGCCAAGGGTTGCACGCTGGCTGAGGAAATCGGACATCATCATACCAGTTTCGGGAACATCTTAGATAAGACAAGCCTTAGCAGCCGTAAACAGGAACAACGAGCTAGACGGTACGGACATCAGATATTGATTCCTTTAAATCGCTTTATCGATGCTGGACAAGCTAGGGTAGAGGGACGTCATGATGTTGCGGAGTGGTTAGGAATAACAGAGGAGTTTTTACAAGAATCAATCGACTACTACCAACAAAAATTTGGGTTGTATGTTGTTGTAGAGGAACATTTAATCCATTTCGATCCCCTTTACGTTACAAAGGCTAGTTGCTGGCTCGGTACACACTACATGAGATTCGGATAAATTATTATTAAATACTCTCCGCGCTTTCCAGCCGTGAGGCTGTTTATCATACAAACAAATCGAACGTACGTTCGCGATTCGAGGTGAGGAAATGGTACAAAAGAAGGAGAAAAAGAAAAGTCTCCCGCCAGGCGTTAGGGAGCGAAATGGTCGATATACTTATCGGTACAGCGTCGAAGTCATTAAAGACGGCAAGCGGGATCGCAAACAAAAAGAGACCGAATCATACCCAACCGCCCTTGAAGCGTACAATGCCGGTATACTCATCAAAGCAGACCAGCTCAAGGGGAAATTGATCGACGAGAAGAACATCACACTCGGACAATGGAAAGAACGCTGGTTGGAAGATTACGTGACGGAACGCGATCCACGTCCAACAACCATCAGGAACCGTACAACAGCTTTGAATTCATTTTCAAAGCATGTGGGGGAACATACCAGAGTAAAGGACATTGACGTGAACGATTATCAAAAGTGGCTGAATAAACTTAAAAAAGAAGGCCGGAAAAAAGGCACGATTAAAGAGTATCATACTAGCGTTCAACTATCATTAGCTGATGCTGTGCGCAAAAAGGTTATTGCTGAAAGCCCAGCTGCGAGTGCAATCGTCCCTGCCTTCAAACAAACGCTAGAACAAATCGAAACTGGAGAACTCGATTTGCCCAAGTACCTTGAAAAGAAAGAATTAAAGCACTTGCTCAGTGTAGTCCGTTTTCGTGGGCGTCCTCAAGAATATGAAATTTTCACTATATTGGCATACACCGGATTACGTATAAGTGAGTTACTGGCGCTCAAAGTCACGGATTTTTATGAAAAAGATCGCTATATCTCTATTACCAAAACACTCACAGTAATTACCAGCGTTAAAAAATATGTACTAGGTCCACCTAAAAACAAAACGTCAATTCGAAAAGTTACCATTGGTGAAACAGTAATAAAGGCGATCAAATCGCAACTAGCATGGAGGGATCAAAAGATCAAGGATGGTGTATTACAACATGACGCAGACTTTCTCTTTTGGAGCTACGATTTCCCCGGCTACCCTGCCAGTAAAACGTACCTTGAAGATCGCTTCAATGAATTGCTAAAGATTGCTGAATTACCCGAAGCACTCACGCCCCATAGCCTCAGACACACTCACGTAACCCTGCTGGCCGAAGCACGCGAAGAATTAGTAGTTATTCAGGAACGATTAGGGCACAAAAATGACGATATTACGAAACGCGTCTACCTTCATGTAACTCAAAAGCAACGAGAATTGGTACCTGATCGTTTTGAAAAAGTCATGCGCACTTAG